GAAGAACACATTACTCCGCTTTGCCCCTGTCCCCCTAGCAACTGGCCTAACGCGCCCGGGTAGTCTTCCGGGGCCGCATGTCTTGTGCGGAGAATGCGACGCGCCACTTGTCCTCCGCGAGGCGATGTACGGGGTCCAGCGAAATACCGACGTTGAGGTGAACGGCAGACGCACGGAGCCGCTTCCACACCTCCTGTGCCAGCTCCCGTGAGGGGGCGTCCACGCGTAGCGCGGGGCGCTCGCGCCGGATTGTTGGCTTTCCTGCTTCTACCCACTTCTGGTACGCCTCGGTAACGAGGTTGTCGAAGTAGGTCTGCACCTCATCCCGCTTGCGAGCCCGGTCCACCGCCCGCAGCGTGGTTTCTCCTGTAGCGAGGGCGCCCAGAGTCTCGGGCGAAAGATGGCTGTCTCGTTCTGTCTGCATGCTCTTACGTCTCCTGGGTGTGGGTTGGGTCGTGCTTGTCGCACGCATGCCAAAACGATCGGTCCGCGTCCTTCAACCAGGTTACGGGACGCATGTCCGATAAGTACTACTTTACTAACGTTTTGCCATGTTCGCGCCACTCAGGTTGTCTCGGGTCGAATCGAGTGGCCTATGTCTCTACACTAAACCTTAACGAACTCTACCACCCGAATCTATTGCTAGTACGCAGTGACCGCCGTTTACGGCCACCTGCTCCTACTAGCGCGTAACAGGGAACATACGGCACCTGCGCGATAACTCGCAACCGAATCCTGCCCGTTGAGAGTTGTACGACACCTTGCGTCAGATGATGTCTCCGAGTCCTGCGTTAAGAATGCGATAAGGAGTGAAGAGCCTACGGAGAGTGCCGTCTCCGCAGGTGGGACACGTCTTCCCCTGCCAGGTGCCCCGCTGCTCCATGGACGTTGTGAGGTCGTGGGTCGCGTGACACTCGTCATTCGAACACTTGTACGCGTACGTAGGCACTGGACTCTCCTATTTGTCGAAATGAAACCGGATATGACCAGGTCGATTTCTTCTGGCCGAAATTAAGCACAAAGGGAAAAAGCAGCTGTCTCTTGCTTTGCGATTTTCTTCCGAAGCTCGCATTCGCAACGCAGCGCAACCCGCATAACGGGAGGTATGGTGACAATGCGCCCGCTGGTCCAGTAGGTCCGCAGCCCGGTCTGCCGTATCCAGATAGCTCGACCACTCGGCCTCCGGCTCCCCGAACTCCCGGGACTGCTCCGCCGACCGCAGCGCCCAGAAACGGAGCATCTCCAAGCGCTCAGACGACAGAGCGGGGTGCACCCAGGCCACAGCTAGAGCCTCCTGGCGATCTCAGTGAGGACATGCGCCAGACCGTCCCGGGTCCGGTCACTGCCCACCGCAGCCTGACGCCAGTAGCCCTCCCCGTCACGAGGCAGCAAATCGCGCGCAATCGCAATGATCATCGGGTCCAGGCAGGTACATCCCGCAGTGTGGGCAGGGTGCTCCTTGTAATGCCCCTGGACGGCCTTTGACAGGCTCGCAAGGGTCGTGGGTATCTCCGGGAGAGGAGCCGATTCAAAGGGGCTCATGGGACCTCCTAGCAGGCGATCAAGGGAGACTGGGCCGTGACGCGTTCGACCTCGTATCCGGAGCCCGTGGAGTACACGACCGATTTCACGCCAGACCGCTCGATAGCCGTCCAGCAACGGGGGCAGGGACGGCTGAGGGCCAGTCCGGACGGGGCGAGACGAACGACGTAGAGGGTTGCTCCGGCGGCGTTGGCGCGGCGTAACGCGGCGACCTCTGCGTGCACGGAAGACCCGAGGTAATCGATCGCCGGGGGGTTGCGGTGCCGGTTGGGGGAGCTGGACAGGACGGCTCCGCCTCGCACTATCAGTGAGCCGTGCTTGAACTGGCAGTTTGAGAGCGCTGCATTACGTGCTGCAAGTTCAAGAAACCGCTGGTGGCGGCACATGAGCCCTCCCGATGTTGCCTACCACTGATCCTAACACTCGGGCACACACGCAAAAAGTCCCGCCTGGGGATCCAGGCGGGACGATTAGGCGAGGTGAGCGGGGCTACTCCAGTTCGACAGTGAGGGCGTTGCCTGCGTTCAGCCGGATCAACAGGGTGTTGTCGCCCTGGATACGCACCCGGCCGTCTGTGTCGTGGTGAACCGTGATACCGCCCCAGTTGGAATCGAACTTGACCATGGAGCCCTTCGGCAGAGGGGTGCTTCCGAGCCCGGCCTTGTCGAGCATCTGGACGTTGCTGCCCGCATGTTCCCCCTTGACTGCCTGCACCTGGTTGTGCAGATCGCGCACGGTGTTCCGGAGGTTCTGAAGCTCCTGCCGGACCCACACGGGCAGCTTGGCCTCTCGCTCGTCGGGGGTGAATACGGGGGCGGTGGGGTTCTCGGTCATGACGTCTCCTAGTCGACTTCGGTGAGGGTGGTGGTGGCCTGGACCCGGACCAGGCGGAAATCCGCGTTGCGCTTGGTAGTTCGGATGCTGCCGCGCTTGGCGGCCAGACGCTTGCGGCCCTCTTCCAGGGTGAGGAAGTAGCCGTTCAACTCCCACTCGTGTTCCCGGTTGTTCCAGGTGGCGATGTCGTAGTAGTCCTCGGAGACCTCGCCAGAGGCGTTGGCGTAGTCGTTGGGCACGGATTCTCCTCAGATCAGGTAGGGGTTGGGGGCGCCGTAAAAGTGTGCTCGGGCTTCCTCGGCCATCATCTGCTCGTAGTCCCCGGTGCCGGTGATGGGGGCGCCACAGTCCCCGAAGTTGCGGGCCACGTGCTGCTCCGGCTCCCATTCGTACTGGCCGTCCAGGTACTCGTAATACTGCTCCGAGGTGAGGACGTAATCGCCCTCGAACAGCTGGTCGGCGGTCCCATACGCCCACGCCGTGTTGCTGATTCGCTGGAAGATGTGGTCTTCCGTTTCGAACAGGCTGATGCTCGGCTTACGGTGCTTCACGGCGGTCTCCTCGGGGGCGGTGTCCGGGACTTGATATATCTACCCTAGCAGATCGGGGGAGGATTGCAAGCCTCCCCCGATGCGTTAGTTGCCCCGGCGCCGAAACTCCACCAGGAGCTTGCGGGTCTTCGTCTGGATCATGAACCCGTTGACGTCCTTGATGCCGTGGGCCTCCTCCTTGAGCAGTGGCCCGCCGGTCTTGCTGGCGCGGAACACCGTGAACGGTCCGTAGATGCTGCCGGGGCGGGTCTTGCGTTCCCAGCGGATGATCGGTCGCTTCGTCATAGATCTACCCTAGCAGGGAAGTGCTAGGACTCCCCCTCGTTTGGTGCTAGAGTGCGTACCGCAGGCCGCGACCGGACTTATCTGCGGGGAAGCCTGCAACAAACCCGCTCGTCTGCCCTGGGAAACCTTGGCCCCCGAGAACAGTCGGTGCGTTAGCCGAGCGGGTTTCAGCGTGATCCGGGTCTGGCGTAACTCACCCGGATTGGACAGGACCAGCGCGAAGCCCAGATACAACAGCGCTGACTCCGTTACTCCTTCCCGATCACACGAGCTGTCTGGTCGGGAAGGTATGCGGTACAGGGGTGACCTGGCTTCGGCTAGGCTGTACCGCAGTGTTCGCCGGGATCAAGCCGGGCGCGGGTAACCGCAATCCCTCCCGCAATCGACGGTCCGCTCAGGGGCCTATCAGCGAAGCGGGGCAGAGGCTCCCGGGAACACACAGCCTTGAGCCCCCGCTCTCCTAGTGAGAGCGGGGGCTCTTGTGCGTGGGCACCACCCCGCGCGCGGCTGTGTCGGACCCGACCAACACACTCCAAATCAACTGCAACAGTGCTGACCCTACTACGGTCCGAGACAGCAGAACGCCCGCTCCCCCAGGTCTGGGAAGGGAGCGGGCATTTGCACCTTTGGTCCGGCCGCGTCGCCGCTTGAAGCGGCTTGGCGGGACCGCGCCGGTGATGCGCTGCATCTACCCTAGCACTTACAGCTGCGGGGTGTGGACCGTTCCCCCGAACGACGGCATCGCCACCGTGCGAATGATCTCCGGCATGAGTTCGGGAACGCGGCGCCGCTGGTCCTCCGACAACCCGAGCGCATCGATCATCCGCTCCAGGATGCTGAACATCGCGTCAGCCTGCTGTTCCTGCAACGAAAGCTGCCGCTCCTCCACGCCGATCGTGTGACAGAGCTTGATAGCTTCCCGCAGCTCCCGCCGCTCCTGCATCCACAGGTCCAGCCACGCCGCCTCATGCGAGGGCATGGACTGGAGCGCGCCCTTGTCATCGAAGTTGTTCTCAGTCAGCGGGAGCAAGTTCGGGGCCCACTGCGCCATCTGAGACTCGATCCAGCGGACCATCGCCAGAGACCGCCGGAACGCCTCGATGGCTGCCTCGGTCGGCGTGATGTCCTCGGGCACATCGAACCCACCACCGAAGGCGTTCTCGTCCAGGATGCGGCGGCGTAGCTGCATCGCCTGCGTACGGGCCACCACTTGTTCTCTGGAGGGGCGCCCCGGGCGGGGAGAATCGCCACCTAACTTAGGGCTCATCTGATCATTCTCCTTCTGCGAACGGCTTGCCGTCCACCTTCATGGGGACACCTCCGTTGATGTAGCCGAAGTAGTCGCGCCACAAGTCCACGCCTGCCTTCTTGACCAGGTACGAGAACTCTTCTTCCAGGTCTGCCGGGATCAGGTTGATTGCCGAGTCGTGGACTTCCATGAGCAGCCCGGCCCCGCCAATACCGTCCTGCTTGGCCCGCTTGTGCACGCCCAGCCGGTGTCCGATGCCCTCGATTTCCAGCAGCCAGTGCAGCATGTACTGGCCCAAACTGCCCTGTACGTGCTGATTCCAGGCCAAACGGGTATCTTCACCAAAACGGATATACCGGTTCTGACCGCCGATCAGCGGGACGAACTTGTTGCGGCGGGCGAAGTTGTCCCACCGCTCGATGGCCTGATTCAGCTCCGGGTACGTCCGGTGGAAGCCCGCATGGACCTCCTTCAGCTCCCAGGGCTGCATCTTGACCATGCCGCCGGTCATCTTGACCATCATGTTCCCGAGCGTCGTCGGTCCGGCGCCGTACTCCAGTGACAGGTTCGCGACCTTGCCCACCTGCCGGGGTGTTCCGAGCTGCTCAGCGGTGAACGTGTGCAGGTCGACGTCGTTGAAATACGCCTCCAGCATCTTCTTGCAGTTGGACAGCAAGGCCCCGAGGCGCAACTCTGCCTGCGACAGGTCGTACTCCATGAGGACCCAGCCGGGCATGGTGTCGACCACCTGCTGCCGGATCAGCGCGCGCGGGGTGGGCAGGTCGCTCAGTCCCACGAAGGCGAGGCCTTCCAGCTTGCGTCCGTGAGGAATGGCCTGGAGGTTGGCCCGCTCGATGCTGAACCGGGTGGAGACGGTGCCCACCTGCCGGATCCGCGCGCGGATCCTGTTGTCCGGCCCGCACTTGTCGGCCCACCCGTTGTAGTACATCGACTGGGCGCGGTCCAGCAGGGTGTACGTCTGCCACTCTTGCGCCCACGGAACTTCCTGCTCGGCCAGTTCCCGGAGCGCTTCGGAGTTGAGGGAGGGTTCTCCGGTTTTCGGGCTGCGGTAAGCGGGAGACAGCCCCAAGGACTTGTGGCCCCGGACGTTCGTCTGATCCGCGTCGCCGTAGAAGTAGTTCTTGGCGTGGTCTCCGGTGGGCAGGAAGGGAAGCTGGCTGGCTAGCTTCTGCTTGACCGGTTCGATGCGCTGTGCGGCTGCACGGGAGGCTTCCACGGCGTAGGGCATGCCCCGCTTCTCTTCTTCCACCAGGAGCCGCAGGACGGGCAGCTGAGTGGCTTTGAGGTGGTGGTACTGCGGGTGGTCGGGGGCCTTGAACTCTTTCTTCTGTACGAGGTACAGCCGGAGGGCCTTGTGCGCATCGTCGTCGGCGTACTGCTCCATGACCTCCCAGTTGGCCAGGTCGTAGCGGACGCCGCCCTTGTTGCCGCGCTTCTTCTTCTGGTTCTTCAGGTGCTGCTTGAGCCGCTCCTGAGAGTCTTTCTGGCCTTCGCCCGGCCACAGCCGGTCAGCGGTCTCTTTGAGGCCGAGAGGGTGCCGGGGCCACAGTACGTAGTTCGCCAACATGGTGTCCCAGTACAGCTGTTCGGACAGGTCGATGCCGTATCCGTTGCCCCACCGGTAGGACATGACCCCACCGGCGGCCATGATCACATCGAACTGGGCGTTGTGGGCGATCAGCCGCTGCTGGCTGAGCCACGCGGTGAGAGCCTTCCACTCCTCAAGGGGGAGGTTGGTGTCCTCGGCACTGCCGAACAGAGCCTCTTGGCCGTTCCAGTCCGGCTTGCCTTCCTCTCCTTGGGCGAAGGGGAACGCGGCGGTGCGAATGTGGTCCGCGTCCTCGATGTTGTTCTCAAACCAGGCGACGGACGCGGTAGCGATGCCGCCCTCGTCGAAATACAAGGCGGAGGTCTCGAAGTCGAAGGCGACCGGTGTGGTGAGCCCGGCGGGAAGCTGAGAGGGGAGGATCTGGACCCGGTGCTGTACGGGTGCTGTGGTTTGCATGGTTACTCCCGGACGGCGAAGGACCGCCTGTATAGACCAGTAGGGACCTCCGGCGTTGGAAGGTCCCTACTGGCGGTTGCGGATTCTGTATGGGCGGGTGGAGGCCATGCGTACCTCGGGTGCCTGCTAGTCGTCGAGAGGGGCGGTCTCGGGCTCGACATATACGTACACGTTGTACGTTCCGTCGGGCTGCTTCATCGCCGACGTGCGGACTTCTCCGAAGTACTGCTTCCAGGGTCCTCGCTTGCCAGAGCGGATGTCGTTGGCTTTGACCCGGGCCCCGAACTTCTGGTGGCCTTGCGAGGCAAGCACCTTGTAGCCGGGCCTCTTGCGGGCGATTGCCATGGCCTCTTCGGGTGTGCGGGCTGCCTTGGAGGGGGACGCTCCGCGCTGCCGGGTTGGCTCTTCCATGAGAGGCTCCTTGTCGATATGTGTACTGTTCACAATAGTGACAGTCTAGCACATACTAGGGCTCTCACCCGGGCATGAGTTCGACCCCCTGCGAGGCACGCAGGGGGTCGAATCACTACCTCACCCCTGGACTAGAACGTGTCGTTCTCGTCCGCCTGAGCCTGCGGCGGGACAGAAGCCGCAGCCGGGGTCTCCGGGGCCTTCGCCCAAGGGTCATCCGCAGGAGCCGTCACAGCGACAGCACTCGGGGCCTGCTGAGCAGCCGCCACGGACGCGTAGGCCTGAGCCGGGACGTTCGGGTCGTCGGCGCCGCCGAACGGCGGTTCGGTACCCTGCGCGGGCGGGAACTCCGTCTCATCGTGGTAGGCGAACCGGCGGGCCTTCATCGTGACCTTCGGCGGGGTGCCGTACGAGTCCAGCGTGAGGAACGCCAGGACGGTCGCCTCATCGTTGATCAGTTCGTCCGTGTCGGTGTCCGGGCTGTAGCCGAACGCGTGCAGCATCTTGGCGATGGCCCACTCCTGCCCGCCGTCCACGGGGGTGTAGTGCCAGATCCGCTCCAGGTAGCCCTTGCCGACGAACTCCGGGTGGTAAAGCCCGTCGAGCGTCATCTCCCAGGTCCACTGGATCTTGGACGGGTTGCTCTTCGCCGGGCCGGACGTGCAACCGACGAGCTTGTACACGTACGGCTTGCCGTCGGCGATCGGCAGCGGCTTCAGCTCCTCGGACTTCTCCTCGTAGCCCTGGGCCTGGGCGGCGGCGACCTGGTTCGGGTTCAGCTTCGGCATGTCTCTTTTATCCTCGCGTGTGAGTGCTGGCGGTTCAGGTGTATCAGGCTGCGGGGCGCTGCTTGCGGGCCATGCGGAAAGCCTCGGCCTTGGCCCGGACCTGCCGGTAACGCTCGATTTCCGGGTCGTTCGCTTCGGTCAGCTCGCCCTTGACGTACTTGTGAACCCGGTCGAACGTCGGGTTGACCAGATCGAAGGGGAGGACGCCGTCGCGGTCCTTGCACAGCTTCGTCAGGGAGGCCTTGGTCTCGGCGACGACCAGCGTCTCCTGCTGTCCGGGGCCGGTCTTGAGGGTCTCGGCGGTGAAGCGGAGCACAAGGTCGACGTAACCGCGCAGGGAGGCGGACGTCTTGCCGGGCAGTTCGGGGCCGGTGGCCTTGGTGCCCATGTCGTTGAGCGCGTCGTCCTTTTCCAGGGCGGTAACGACGAAGTGGCAGCCCAGATCCCGGAATCCGCGCATCAGGGTGCGCATCTGGTTGGTCAGAAGGGCGTAGTCCTGGAGCTGCGTCGCGTGGACGCTCTCGCGGAGCTGCTTGCCCTCGGCCATCCGCTTGTCCTTCTGGATCTGCGGAAGGTTCTGGTCCTTCTCGTAGGCGTAGGCCGTGATGTCCTGAAGGAGGCTTGCGCACAGGTCGGTGGACGAGTCGAAGCCGACGCCCTTGATGCAGCCCGGCGACCTCTGGAGGGCGTTACGCAGGCGGTAGAGCAGGGTCTCCAGGGAGTTGTAAGAGATTTCCTCGCCCTTGCTGCGGTCGGGGAAGAGCACTACCTTGGCGGTGTCGACCCCCAGCCGCTTCAGCGCGTCCTTCTTCAGGCCGCCCTCTGCGTTGACGATGACGGTGATGCCGTCGCCGGGGAGGTTGGCGAGGAACGCCATGCATGACGTCTTGCCGGTACCGGCGTCTCCGAAGAACATCGCGTTGGTGTGTTCGGCGGCTTCTTCCAGCGGTACGAGTCCGAGCATTTCCATCGGATCGAACGGGCCGCTGTCCACGGGGGGCACGGCGCTGAGGGCGGGTGTGGTAGGAGTGCCCGGAGGAACGGGCTTTCCATCTACGCGAGGCACGCACTTCTCTTTTCTTGTACGGGTTGACGTGTCACTTCCGGGTTGGCGCCGGATCGCTGAGTACTAAGGTAGACACATCGTTTTCGAGTGTCAAGTTCAGTGCTCAAGTCGCTGAACAGGCTTCGTTGCAGCAGGAGTAATCAGACTACAGGGGGCCGCTGACAGCAACCCCCTGCATGGATCATTCCGTTGTTTCGACCTGGTTCACCTTGTAGAACGTGGTCTCGTAGGCCAGCAGGTTGAACACGACCGCAGCCGCATGATCTTCATCCTGGTCACCAGCCATCCACTGGGTGAGGTGCCGTGCGGCGGACGCTCGGAAGCGGTCCAACTCCTCCTGAGTTGCCGCTTTCTCCCAGTTTCGCTCCGTGTACTTCGTTGCTCCTCGGGCCAGCAGCTGGGCGAAGCGGGTGAGGAACTGCTCCTCGTAGGGCACTCCCATTGGGAACATCAGGTCGAACCGGGCCTTCCCCTCCTGAGTGTCCCGCTGCATGCCCGTGACGTACTGCTCCCGCTTCCCGCTGTCCTTGGTGACGAACTCAGTCACGCCGTGGTCTCCTGCTCCAGTTCGGTCTTGCGCCAGGTGATGAAGTTGCGGCAGTAGACGAACCCGTACAGCAAGGCAGAGACGATAAAACCCCACTGCTGGGTGGCAACCGCGTAGACGATCCAAAGGGCCTGTGCGCCGATCCCGACGGCCCAGCCGCCTGAACTCTTCCGACCGGCCAGCCACAGCCCGAGGAGTCCCACAGCGGTCAGGAGGTAGCTCCAGTACGCGTTCACCCCTCCGCCTTCCCGGCCGCCACGCACGGGGGGCACCAGTCCCCATAGGCGTTGATGGACCAGCCCAGAGTGCAAGCGAATGCCCGGATCAGTTCCAGGCGTTCCGGCTTGCTGGTCCGGTCGTTGACCAGGAAGTCCCGTTCTTCCACGGCGTGGCACGCGTCGCAGAAAACGCCGATGCGGCAGGGGTACAGGGCGTCCGGTCCGTCATCGTCACTGCGGAGGATCGCGGAAAGCTCCCCTGGGGTGACGGCGCGGGGCATCTGATCTGTCACTGTCCCGGCTCCTCAGGCTGAATCTCGTTGTCGCCCTTGACTACCGCCTGCAAAAACTTCTCCAGGCGGCTGGGCTTCCGGTTGGGGTCCTCGGGGAGGGGCTCGAAGACCTTGTTCATCCAGATTCCGCAGCGGGTGCAGAATCCGGCGCCGTTGCGGTACTGACGGCGCTCGTACGGACCGTGCCACTCACCGAACTTGAGGTTGCCGTCGCAGTTGCGATACCGCAGATACTGCTTCCAGGCGGAGTCTTCGGCTTCGGCAACGGTCTTACCCTCGCCCCGCAAGAAGGTCTGACCGGGGAAGGCCTCTACGAACGCGGTGATGTAGTCGTTGCCGTCGTTGGAGAACACCAGTCCGTGGCCCCCGCCCTGGAGATACACATCCTCCGGCCACGGGTGTTGGGCAACGTGCTGCGTGTGCTTGATCAAACGTTCCATTAGGGAGCCACGCGTCCGTTCTGCTCGAAAGCCTTCCAGGTGGCGGGGAACAGGCCCTTGAAGATCTCTTCCATCTGCTCGGCCGCAAGCTCGATCTCCCGCTGGGGGTTGCTCACGAATGCGGCATCAGGGCGGTGGGTGCGCAGGCCCAGGAAGTGCATGAGGGAGCGCGGGTTGCAGGTGACGTAGGCGGAGCTGTAGATGTTCACCGGCAGGCACATCCGGGCCACCTCGCGCGCTATGCCGCACTTGAGCATGTACTCGTAGGCCTTGTACGCGTCCTGTGCGGTGTCCTGAAGGTAGGTCCGCACGGTCCCGTACTGTTCGGCGTCGCCGGGTTCGAACGTGTATGCGCCGGGCTTACCGGTCTGTACAAGGTTCCGGCCGGGGGCGGGGTAGTAGAACTCCGGGTCAAGCTGCTTGTAGCGTCCGCTCTCCTCGTTGTAGGACCAGCCGACACGGTGACGCATGAACTCGCGGAAGACGAAGATCGGGGCCTTGACGAAGAACGTCATGGAGCCGTGTTCGAAGGGACTGCCGTGGCGGTCCCGCATCAGGTAGTTGATCAGTCCGGCGTTCTTGGTGGGGCACCCGGCGCCCTCGGCCAAGTCTCCGAGGGTGGAGACGCGGGCCGCGTTGCAGATACCGGTGTCGTCTCCGGTGAACTGGATCAGCTTCACGTCGATCTTGGAGCTGAAGGTGAGATCAGCAGTCATCAGAACAGGGCCTCCATCAGAACAGCGGGAGCGGACCGGTCACCGAGAACCGTGGTGGGGATGCTGGCGGCATGGGCCAGACCGATGCAGTTGCGGGTGCCGAACGACTGGCCGTACGGGGCAGCGATCGCCCGGTCCGCCCGGGGGTTCTTGCGGGTCATCGCGATGTTGCGGCGGACACCTGCCTGCGGGCAGTAGGTGGCCAGCTTTCCGGGGTGGGCCACGTCGCCAGGCCTCTTGAAAATGCGGTGGCCGATGATCCCGTAGGGCGGGCAGCCGGGGCCGCAGCTGTCCCAGTCGGCGGGCATCGGGTCTTCGAGGACACCGAGGGCTTCTCCGCAGTCGCGTATCCACTCGGATACCGCCTGGTCGATGGACTGGTTTCCGGGGCAGGCTCCGTGCCGGACGATGACCCATCCGGGGGCCTCGTTCAGGACGTAGCGGGCGAGAGCGGTGGTGGCGATCTCCGGGTTGGGGTGCCAGCGGGCTCCGGCGATCAGGACGACGGTGGTCTTGCCTATGGGGGTCATCTCTCATTCCAGGTGGTGGTTTTGCGGCAGTTTCCGCAGGCCATGCGCTTCATGACGCGCTGCCAGAGGGTGCGGGTGACGGTCCCTGGGACACCGCAGTTGTGGCAGCGGACGGGAATCAGGTCACGCGGCATCGCGGTCATCCAGGGGGGCCGTTGTGATGTGGGCCCAGGTGACCCCGTTGATGGCCCTGCGCATGGCTCCGGAGGTCACGCCGTAGCGTTCGGCGAGTTCCCGGGCGGAGATGCCACCGAGCCGGTACTCCCGGCGGGCCTCACGTACCACGTCTTCGGTGAGCACGGCTAGGTGGTGGGCTGAACCCCTGTGTGCGGGCATGGGAGTCTCCTCTCGTCAGGCCGAAAGGCCGTTGAACTCGGTGGGTACCTGCTTGAAGCCGAAGTCCTTCATCAGCTGCGGTACGGACTGGCCCTTCCGGGCCTGGATGTGGACTTCCTTGAACGCGCACTTCCACTGACATTGGCCCGGGTTGGGGCCGCTGTAGACCGGGAGGTTGCCGCCGAACATCGCCTGTGTGGTGGCCAGCGCGTCACGGCGGATGGCGTCCAGCTCGATGTCAGACCGGGGGATCATGATGCGCTGGTGACGCTGCTCAAGGGTCTGGGCCTTGCCCTTGGTGGCCCCGGGGACGTCTCCGGCGTTCATCTTCTTCTTGGCCTCGGAGCGGACGCATCCGTTGATTGCTCCGGCCATGGGGTGGTCGCTGACGCGGAAGGCCCACTCGTACAGGCCGGTCTGGTCGTCCAGTTCCATCGCGAACCGGGTCGACAGGGAGGCGGCCGACTTGGATTCGACTGCGAAGATGCCGCCCAGTTCGAGGTCTTCCACCACGAGGTCGATCCGGAAGTCGAGGACGACGGGACGGTCTCCGGCTGGGGTGGTGATGGTGCCGAGGGGGGCGAGTCCCTTGTATTCCACGTCGTGGATGCGCCACTGGGGGTCGCAGCCGTAGTGCCGGACGTAGCCGTCGTACATCCACTTGAGCGTGTCGTAGTCGTCGGGTGCGAGGTTGCTGAACTGTTCGCCCTTGAGGGCGGCGTTGAGGTGGGCGTGCACGCTGTCCCGGGCGACGGACAGGAGGCTTTCCTCGTCGGTGGTTCCCCGCATCGGGGAGCGGCCGGTGTCGGTGAAGTCCTGGTAGTCCTTGATCGTCCGGTAGTGGTTCTCCAGGACGCATTCGTGCCAGGCGGAGCCGAGTTGCAGCTTCTTGTCGGAGTCGATGGCCCGGTACCCGAGCCTGTAATGCCACGCGTGCTTGAGCGGACAGTCACGACCGGTGGTGAGCCCGGTGTAGCTGACCTTCAAATGCGGCAGGGGTGTGGTCATGGAGGGGTCTCCGAAGCAGCGGGGAAGAGAGTTCTATCCTAGCAACGCCAGGAGTGGCTACTAGTACCCGGTGACACCGCTGGACGGCTATTTTCCGGGGATGCTCAGAAGTGTACCCGCAAATAGCCCTGCAACAAGTCCTGCGAACAGGGCTACATCAGGAAACACAAAAAGGGAGGCACCGGATCATCCGGTGCCTCCCTCGCGGAAGTTGTTCAGATCAGCTGTTGTCGGCTGGTTCGATCTCGCCGCGCTCGATGGCCAGCTCGACAGCGTGCGTCGGATTGTCGGCCCCCAGCACCGTGACCGCCGCTCCGACGTAGGAACGAGCCGTGCCGATGGCGAGGCCCATTTCTTCCGCGATCTCGCTGTACTTCAATCCCCGGGCGTAGAGCTGAAGAGCCTGGCGCTGTCCGGGGTACAGATGGTGTTGGCGACTGCGCTTTTCGTGCCAAACACTCTCTTCGCTAGGGGCTGTCGTCATAAGATGTCTCCTGAGTATGGGGGCGCGGCGTCGCGGTGGTCTTATCTACCCTATGTCAGAGCTAATTCCTTCGACAAGCCCAGCGCGCATCAGACCGTGCCAGAGGTGGAGTTCAGCGCTTCGCTGGTGGTCCCCCGTGCTGAACCGGGCAGTGTTCTTGCCCGCCGGGGACACCGGCCGGATCCCCTTTTCCCGCAGGATCGCCGCAGTCGGGCCTTTCAGGACCATGTTCGACTGCCAGTTCACCTGGATGTTCGTGGCGTAGAGCATGCAGTGCATGCGGACCCAGCCGATGAGCTGTGACGTCGGCATGCTGGACCCGATCAGCGTGTAGGCGCGTTCCTTGTCCAGCCGGAACATCTCACCGAAAATCAGGTCGATCGCGGACGTATTGGTGGCGAACCACCGGATGAACTCGTCCGGGGACATTTCGAAGGTGTCGTAGACCCTCCAGCCGGGCGACTGAAGGGACCAGCCCCCGGGGACCTCAGGGTCTGCGGTGTAGGACCGGCAGGCCAGGGCAATCCCGACGTGCCCGCCCTTGTCGTCACCTTCCTTGCCGCCCGGGTCGAAACCCATGATCACGGCGTCGTCTTCGGTGACCCTCGGGTAGACGACTGGGGTGGGCCGCACCGCGCTGACGGGTGCGGCCTTGGGGGTGATGCTCGGCACTGCTCAGTCCTCCAGCATTTCGACGGTGACCTTGGCCGGGAAAACCTGGTACGTGCCCGCGTACACCTTCAAGTTCTTACCGTTCAAGGTGCGGGCAATGTCGTCCGCGTCCGCCCGGTCCGTGAGGCCGTACTGCACGGGCGCCAGACCAAGCAACTGCTGCTCTGCCTTCTCGCGGGAGGTGGCTACGACGTACAGGATCCTGTCGGCCATGGGAGTCTCCTTGGTTTGGTGTCTCTCGGGTATGTATCTACCCTAACACTTACAGGAGAGCCTTGACAACACCCCAGGTCAGCGTACGCATCGCCCTGTCCTGCTTCGTAGCCAGCAGCTCCCGCTTGCCCTCGTCCACGCTCTTCGGGGTCACGTAGTCGTACGCCGTAACCGGGCGGGTCTGCCCCAGCCGGTGCACCCGCCGGAGAGCCTGCTGATTCCTGGAAGGCTTCCACGAGTGCTCGACGAAGATCACAAGATCAGCGGCCGTGAGCGTCAGACCCTCCGAGATCGTCTCCAGAGATCCCACCAGCACATCCAGCTTGCCAGCCTGGAAGTCCGTCACAAACTTCAGCCTGTCTCCCTTGCTGGTACGGCCGTCGATCTGCTCGACCTTCTTACCAAGCAACCGGGCCACCTCAGCGCACGCGGACACGGTGTCCTGGTAGTGCGCGACCACCAGCGTGGGGTACACCCGCTCCGCAAGGTCGAATCGCAGCTGGTCCAGCTTCCCAGACTCCTCTATGCCCCCGGTGAAAAGGCCTAGACCGGTCGCCATCTTGTCCAGCTTCACGTGAGCCGCTCCCTTGGACCAGGCGACCATCATCTGGCCGTCCAGGGCGTAGGCCAGAGAGTCCTTCTTCATCTTGCGGTACTCGACGCCCTGCCGTTTGGTCATCGGCGTCAGCACGGTCTGCATCTCCAGCGGAGGCAGGTCCGGCAGCACGTCGTCCCGCAGGCGCTGGATGTACCGGTCCCCGAGGTTCTGCTTGAAGAATCTCTCGTAGTGCTCGCACGGGTCCCACGGCGGGCGCACAAGGCATTCCGGGTAGCAGTGCAGGAGGTCCCCGACGTCCTTGGCGTGCTTGTCGAACTGGGACTCGTTGACGTGGAACCACTGCCCGACCCATCGCCAGTAGGAGCCGAATTTCTGGCCGTTGCCGATCAGCTCCGGGTGGATCAGCTGGAGCGGGGCGAACAGCTCGGGGGCGTAGTTGGAGATCGGGGTACCGGAGGCCAGCCACAGCCGGTCTGCCTTCTTCGAGAGGATCTTGAGCGCGTCGACCCAGGTGGTTTTGCGGCCTTTGAGCAACTGGGCTTCGTCGCAGATGATCGTGTCCCAGTGCTGGTCGTACTCGGGACGGGGTATCGGGATGACCTTGGACCGGGAGGGGCGCCGCTTGTGGTTCCCCTTCTTGTCGAGCACGGGGATGAAACCGAGTAGCAGTTTGCCGTTTTCGTCCAGTACGTCTTCGTCGGTGATGAGTGCAGGGGGGTTGTTGTCCCGGGCACCGAAGAGCCTCTGGTCGGGTTCGTCGATCCGCTCGTACAGGAACTCTCCGGGTGTGGTTTCCCGGTGGCACAGTGACGTGTAGGGGACGTACGTGAACCGGCCGGGGTCGTCCGCCCACCGGTTGACCTCGTTCCGCCAGGTACCGGAGTCCAGGATCATCGCGGGGGCGAGGATGAGTGTCCGGCCCACGGAGGCTTCCAGGAGTTGTCTCGACTTCCCGAGCCCCGGGTCATCGGCCAAATACGCTCGGTTATGTTCCTTGAGGAACTCCACCCCTGCCGCCTGATACGGCCGTAGAGGCGGCTTGACGGGCGCTTCAAGTACGGCGGTCATCGGCTGTCCCGGAGAGCGCGCACGGCGCCCCAGAGGCAGAGGACAGCCACGGCTATCACCCGGAAGTTCACGACCACTCCGAGGACTCTCACAGTGGTTTCCTCCTGTCGATGTGCGGAAGCCCCGGCAGGGGGCTGTTTGCTCGACCCGCCGGGGCCATGGGGTCGATCCCTTCTCCGAGGTGGCCGGTCATCTCAGACCGGCCACCAGGGAGATGTGATCACCGCCTCAGGTCAGGACGTTTCCGTCATATCGGGCTGCTTGATCTTGATGCTGTCCGTCATGAGGGGCAATCACCTGACCTTTCGTGCGTCCGCTGGAGTTTCCTGCGGAAGACCATGGGGTGATCGGTATCTACCTTAACAGTTGAGTGGTAGGGAGGCCTATTACCTCGCGTGAAGTGCGATGGTGTCATCCACCCGGAGCGTGTAACCCCGCTGCGTCAGAATGTCCCCGTACGCGTTGGTGTGGTGCCCGCAGAAGGTGAGCGAAGAGCCCGCAATGTCCCACGTGGTGTAGCCCTGCGCCCGGCACCGGTCACACCGGTCCTGCGCTGTGTGCTGCATAGCGGCCATGCTTGTGTACCTCCGCTGTAAAGCCTGCATCCAACGCTGATCATATAGCGGAGGGGCGACAGCTCCAAGGAACTGCCGCCCCTCTCTTTGCAGGTCAGACGCCAGCCGAGTCCTGCTTCGCGGCGCCCTTGAAACCCGCCTTGATCACGGCTAACGCCGCAGGCAGCGCGGCGATGGCAACCGCCTTGGTCGCGCCGATGCTCGTCAGGTTGGCCATGTCGGACAGTTCCAGGCCCAGAAACGCCTGTACGTAGGTAGAGACGGTGCGCTCCGCAACGTCCTTCAGGAAGGGGATGTCCAGGAACTTCTTCACGAGAGTCCTCTCACTCGGTTTTCACCACGGAGCTGACTACCAGCCCCGCTGTACGGGGATCCGCACAACGTGCCCTGCGGGAACGTCTGCGGCGGAGGAAAAGCCGTTGATCTTGGCGATCCGGTCGGCATCCTTGTTGGACGGGGCGATCCACCCGCAGGCGCGCATCAGCAGCCGTAGCGGGACACCGGGAAACACAGTGGCCTCCTGGTAAGGGACGGCGTTCTCGGGCCGCTGGATAGACGGCGGATGCGCCTCGGGGAGATAGCGCCGGTAGGCCCCGGACGTGTACTCGGGCCACATCTTCAGCCCGTTCATGAGCGTCAGAGCCACAGCCGCCAGACATTCGTGGGAAAGGCTGGCAGTGATCCACTCCCGGTCCCGGGGGGTGCCCCGTCCGAGCTGTTCCGGACGGCTTTCGATCTGAAAGCAGCCGACCCGGGGCCCCTCCGTCTTGCCGCAGTCCGCTTCACCGTGGACTGCTGACGCCGCAAGGGCGATCGCTGCGAGGGTTTCAGCGGGACCGGGCTCACCCCATGTCCCGCTCTTCGCACCTGCGGCTATCAGGCTCTGACGCAGGACGGCCCGGGAGACACGCATCACTCCCCCGGCCCAGGGTGCGACGCGGCTACCTCCGCATCGTCGTCATCGTCCGTCAGGGTCCACAGCAGGGTTTCCAGCTCGGGCGGGGTCCCGTGCGAGGGAATGACCTCGTGCTGCCGCATGTCTGTACGCAGGTCGCGGATGTGCTTGAGGGCCAGCCGGAGCAGCCGTTCTACCTTGTTCATCTTCTGCTCTTGGATCGCATAGCGTTCCTTGAATTCGGCGATCTGCTCGTAGTAGGCCTTCTTGAAGACCTCGAATTCGTTGAGGTCTACCTTGCGGTTCTCTGTGGCCTGCGTTTTCCGGCCCATGTACCGCGTCCCTGCGTAGGTCGATAAGCTCCCGAAAACCACTGCACCGGTGGTTATGAGGGTATCTAACGGAACACTCATTGATTTACCCCTCGGGAACCAGATTCAGCCTCTTTGGATCGTACCAAAGAAGGCCTTTTCAGAAGAACGGTTGTTAGCCGACGGGCGGTACGTTTATAGGAGTTTCCGGGTCCGGAAGGACCAGAGTTTCGGAGGTTTCGGTGTACTCCGTGGCGTAGATCCGGTTCAAATCCACACCGCCCAGATGCTGCTGCAAGCCCAGGATTAGAGCAGTACGTAACTCCTCGTGAGTCCACGGTGATTCTTGTTCGAGAGTGGATATGTAGATGGTAGCGCCGAAACTGCCCTGATCAGGGAACACCGAAACGCTGGTGAACGGGTACCCGGACATCCTTGAAGGCGTAGGCTCCATAGGCATGATAAATCTCCTTGGTTACTTGAGGTCATACTGCTGTGTAAGTGAAAGTACCTGAAACATAGTTGCCGCTGGCCGGGGCAGCAGGGCTGGTAGCCGACCAGCTGGAGGAGCCCGCCCCGGCCACGTCGGAGAACCTGAAACGCGCGACATTTGTGAAAGTGCTAGTGCCGGTACCGACGATGACCAACCCGTTATATGTATTCGAAGCGAATACAGCGGTGAACGTCCCGATGGCTATTTCGATCCCGTCCACCGGCCGCGCCCCCGTTACAGGCAGAGCAAAGTTCTGATACGTCCCGGTGCCTGCCGTACTGGTAGCGCCGAACAGAATGGAAAACATGCCGTTGACCTGCTTGTTCACCTGGGTATAGCTGCCTGCCAGGGTGAGGTTCGTCGGGCTTGTAGTGGACGCCGCCAGAGACATTGTCCAGGTCTGCGAGAGACCTGAAGAAATCCAGGTTGTCCCGTTGTAAAGCTGCTCGCTCTTGATGTCAGTGCGATAGCACCGGTCCCCCGCAGTAGGGGCAGGGAAAGCCGCATCCCGGGCCGCAGACGTGGCAAAGCGCGGAATGACCATAGGGTCGAGCGCGGTAGTGAGCGCCTGCTCCAGAGGATCCGCTGTGTTATAGGGAAGGTGCGCCTTCGCAGTGAAAGACGGCGTAGCCGCATCTGCTGCCCGCTGCACTGCGATGGCCCGGTTCGCGGCCAGATCCACCGCCTTGGGCGAAACTGCCCACCGGACGGGACTGCCTGCCCCGAAGTCGAGCCACAGAACCCCGATGTAGTTGTCCGGCCCGAAGAAAATCGCCTGCCCAACGGAGTCCGTTGTCACCTGGCTGATGGACGTGCCGGAGATGTTCTGGAGGTCTGTGATCTGCGACCCGCCGGACCGGGAGTTGTACACGAGCGCTGTTGTATTGATGAACGGTGTACCGGCAGGCTTGATGACGTCTCCGTCGCCTCCGCCGCCGTAAAGGAACCGGGCCATCAGCAGATCCTCTCCCAAACCCACCCGTATTGGACACAAATGTTGGAAGTGGACGCGGTATTCCACTGTGCGGTCAGCACAAGGAGCTGAGACACCGTGGTATCGCGGGTGACCGCTGTCGTTCCGTCGGTACGAACCGAGGCGTCAGCCGTATTCAAAGAGGTAGTGGACGTGATGGAAGACTGCGTGCCCAGGTTTCCGAACCAGGTACCGCTGGTACCTGTGGAGACAACGGTGATGAACCCTTCCGCCCGCCAGGGGCGGGGAGCCGGGGACGCGTTGCTTGCGGCGGTGAAGAGGGTGGAACTCATCGTGGTTCCGGAGATACCGCCGACTTTGGTCCTGAAGCTGATGTTCGGGGTGGTGCTGGCAGCCTGAATCAGCGTGCCGTAGGCAGTGATCCGGTAGGTGGCACCGGCTACCACCCCTGCGGGAACCGCCGCAGTAGCCAGCACAGTTTCTGTCGTTGTGTTGGAGACCGTGACAGAGCCGCCCACGGTGCCGAAGTTGTAGGCGAAGGACGTGGCCCGCCACAACCCCAGCTGGCCGTTGTAAATCTGCTCCGCTGCCAGGTCGGTGCGCCAGACGCGGTCACCGTTCTGAGGGGACGGGAACGCCGCATCCCGGGCGGACGGGCTGGCGAAGCGCGGGATGACCAGAGGGTCCAGAGCAGTGGCGAGAGCCTGCTCCAGGGGGTCTGCCGCGTTGTACGGGAGGCCTGCCTTCGTGGTGGGGGTCGTAGCCGCAGCGTCGGCCGCCCGCTGTACCGCGACGGCACGCGTCGCCGCCAGGTCCACCGCCTTGGGGGATACAGCCCATCGGACGCCGCTGCCGAAGTCGAGCCAGAGGACTCCGATGTAGTTGTCGGGGCCGTAGAAAATCGCCTGTCCGAATGCATCGGTGGTTACCGAGGTGATAGCGACGCCGGAAATGTTCTGGAGGTCTGAAATCTGGGACCCACCAGACCGGGCGTCGAACACGTTTGCACCGGCGTTGATGTACGGGACACCCGTGGGCTTGATGATGTCACCGTCACCCCCGCCACCGTAAATGAAACGAGCCACGTCAATTCTCCCTACGCGCCCGGAAGTACAATACCGTCAAAACCGACCCAGGCCGGGGAGACAGCGGGTGGTAGGAATACCACGATATTGCCGCCGGGCTGGAAAGAAATTTTTGCCCCTCCGGACGGGCTGCCAGCTCCTCCGACCGAGGTGGGGGCAACACCTTCGTAGTAGGGCTGGACCGTACTGAGGGAGATCGCAGCCGGAATAGTTCCGAGAATGGTGTTGGTCGGGATATTGGTGCCGTTGGTGAAAGCGACGTTTCCCCAGAGTGACCACGTGTTTACCGCCGGGTTGTAAACAGCAACAGGCGGTTTACCGTTCGTTACCTGCACGCCGTCCGAGAGGGGGATGTTGACCGGCACTTGCGGAACGGGGGCGGCCCAGACAGTAGCCCAGACAGACGTCCCTGCGTTGGACGTCTTCACGTACACGCCGAGAATCGCCCCAGTGCCGTCGCGGACGACGCAGAGCACTCCTGACGGTGCGTTGAAGTACCGGCTGTCCCGGTCCGTCGTGGAGGTGGCGGTGAGCAGAAGTTTGGTATCCATGACGGCTACCAGCTGGGATAACCAGTAGGGGACGTCATTGTTGGCTGCGGTATCCGGCACCGGAAGTGCAGAAAACGCGCTGTACGTGGCTCCCACGGATTCCCTCCTTTACTGTCGAACAACTATACCGATTAAAACGTGCGGTAACCGCCCGATGTGGGACTGAAAATCGCGTAACCCGACGTTGATGGGCTTACCGTGATGGGCTGGACGGCGAACCCCTTGATGGTCGGGGTGCCTGCGGCGGCTGCCGCAAACCAGTCTGCGGGCAAGGGGATGGCTCGTACTTCCCCTACTTCCAGCCGGAAATTGACGGGACTGAAAGACGCTGTATCCAGTGTGATGGTGCTCGGAAGCGTGTTGTAGTTGTGCGGGCAGAGCCGCATTTCCACCGCTTCCCGCTGTCCGTGTAACCGGTTGCTGCGGGCGACGTAAACCGTTGCGGAGGTCTTGGGTGAGAAAGCGAGGTTCATCGTGTTGGCAAAGCCGTTGTAGTAGGACCATGCCAGCATGAGGGGCCGCTCTTTGTCGGCGCCGGAAGATCCTATATAGCCTTCGTACCCGATATCCGTTGTACCCCGGCTGGTCAGAGTGTCCAGGTAGTACTGCTGGTATCCGCTGTTCTGGGCAGCGGGGCCGACAAACCCGGAGTCGGTCCCGCCGATACGCCCCAGGACCACCCAGACGCTGTTGCCGAGGTCCAGCACCTGCACCACGTCCCCGATAGCCCGCGCGGTGTAGGAGGCCAGGCAGGGGATCCCGTACATACGTGATGTGCCGTAGCTGAGGTTGACCGTTCCGTCTTCCCGGTAGGAGGAGACAGTGGCTCGGAGCGTTTTTACGGCGCGGTCGTTTTGAGTGAGTTTGGACAGCAGGTTCGCAGCCTCAGACATGAACGGTGACCTCCTGCTTGGTACTACGCGTGGTGTAGGACGCGGCGCCCGAGGCCCACGTGTAGCTGAGAGAGTCCACCAGGTGGCCTTCCGGCTGTCCGTCCGCCCGGGTGATCAGGACGACGTCTCCGGCTTCCTGGCAGGGGTTGTAGCGGCCTGAAAAGGACACCGTCTTGGATTCGCCTACGAGGTCGGCCAGGATTGCGTGACCGACCTGCCAGGCCTGCCGGTCGCTGGTGATGAGCGGGGAGTCGTACCGGTAGGGCTTGACTCCGAAGTGCCCTGCGAGTTCCGGATGGTTCACGGGATCCGGGCCTGCGTAGGTCGGGGAGTACGGATCGTCGTCCCACACGAACACGGGGCCGACCGGACTGCCGCCATCGGCAGGGGTCCCGGTGACTACGACAAGGTTGAACACGTTCTGCCGGTCGTAGGCGAACGTCGAAGAGATCTTGGTCTGCGTGTCCTCAGAAACCGCCCACACAGGATCGTCTGCGAGGGAAGGGCGCCGGACGAAAGAGAACGCTCCCGAAGCATCGCAGAGGGCGTCCGCACCGAGCGCTGTGGCCACAGATGCGTCGTTGGCGGTCCCGTGGATGACCGACCAGCGGTCACTGTCTACGGCCATGGAGGTCATGGCGGCGTTCGCGGACAGCCGGGGATCCCAGAGGTACCGGGCGTCCGGAACAGCTTCGGAGATCAGTTTTTCCGCTTGCCTGCGGTAGGTCATCGAGCGGTTGTCCGGCAGGTTCCGGACCACGGGAAACGTGCTGTCGATGACATCCTGTTCGAAACTGGAGCCTGCGATACCCAGGTTGTTGAAGTTCTCTGTGACCGACGTGACCGAATACAGGCCTGCGGGGATGTATTCGGGTGACGACCCCAGGAAGGACACAGCCAGTTGGAGCCGGAGACGGCAGCCATAGGGGTGGATGCCGTCGAACCCCACCGGGATGTTCTTCGCCACGGTGCAGCTCATGGTCCACCGGACGGTACTCGTGCGGTCCTGGGTGTGGCTGCCGCCAAGGATGTCCAGCGGATACCAGTTGGCCCAGTCCGGGGACCACTCCAGTACCGGTTCGATCTTCAGCGGAGTGCCGTCGGCCAGCATCCGTCCCAGGCGTTCCGAGTGAGTGAGCATCAGATGTTCTCCAGCGTCATGGCATCCGCGTAGCCGATCTGACCTCCCGCTGTCGCCGTCAGGCGGACCAGCGGTGTGACCAGGGCAGACCCGGGGACCGGCTTGACGGCCAGGATCACCTTGGTCCAGATGTTCGGGGTAAGGGCCACGGTCAGACCCCACTCGCCAAGGGAGTCGCTGGAGAGGTAGATGCCTGCGCCGTCTTTCCAGTCGAGCTGAAGGTCTGCCACCAGCCCGTTCGGGCTGTACAGCCACGCGGTGAAGGTGTACGTGCTGTTGGGGTTCACTGGGAAACGCGGCCCCGTGAACGCTCCGAAAACACCCGCCGCTGTGGCGGTCATCTTCAGGGAGTGCGTGCCCTGCTTGGCCTGGGCTGCCGACCACGCGATCGTCGTGTTGGTGTTTGCCACCCACTGTGAGGCGTCGGTTTCCAGGCTGGACGTGTTGGGGTCCATGACGTTGCCCCCCTGGATGGCATCGAAGGGCAGTGCGGGGGCGTCGCTGAACAGCGGGTACTGAGCCTGGTATGCCTTGAATGTGAAGGAGGGGCTGGCCACGGTCTGCCCGTACGTGTTGGGGCGGCCTACCTCGGTGAGGCTCATCTGCCACGCGTACACGCCGCGACCGGTTGCGGCGGCCTGTGAGGCGTAAGAAACATCGTCTACAGTGAAATAGCCGTCAGGGCGCTCCCATAATGACGACTTCCTCATGATGATGCTCTGTTTCAGGAGTTCCTGCATGGCAAGGAACTCCTGTTTTCCTACCGTGAGCACGGTTATCTGGGTGCTCAGACCGTTCCGGGTGTCCGGGGTCACTGTGGGGTAGGGGCTGCCGAGGACAACCTGTTTGTCGCTGCGTCCGTTGTAGTTACCGGAAAGCGTGCTGGTACCGCGAACCCGGAGGGAGGCGCTGGGGTCGGCCAGATTGACCAGCCACATATCCGGCGCGTTGAAGCCCCCGGCGGGCGTCCCGGTGATGATGGAGGCGGCGGCGGACTGGACACCGGAGGTGCCGTCGGCGTCGACAGGGACGACGTAGTAGGACACGGGCTGGCCCAAAGGGGCTTCCTGGTCATACAGCCAGCCCTTGCCTGTGTAGTTCAGGTAGGGGTCGCCCCCTCGCACGGTGTACACGGAGCCGTCATCGTGCTTCCGGTAGACCGTGCACTGGAAGGGGCTGGACCATAAGTTGAGGTCCAGCGAGTAATCGATCTTGATTCGGACGCCGCCGAAAGCCGGGTCGTCGATAACCCGGATACGGCTGTCGAACGAGGTGGAATCCGTTGTTGAAGAGGAGACCGGGGCTCCGGTAGGGACTACAACCGGCATGTCACTTCTTCTTTCCGGCAGCGGCTACGATCTCGGTCACCTTCGCATCCACGGTCGCTTCCGTGTGGGCCTTGAAGGTCTTTCCGTCAATAGTAACCATGATCGTATGAGGTGCTGTAACAGTAATTTTCGTCTTGGACAGGACAGCGGATTCTGCCTTGAGCTTGCTCAACCCGAACCCGTCATTGGCAGCGGAATCCGCGTACTGTCCAGAGACCTTGTCCAGCTCCGCGTATTTCGCGTTCAGATCCTTCGCGTCGGCTGCCGTCGTTGTCCGGGCAAGCGACTGAGCAAGCGCCCCACCCTGGTCCGGACCCATTGCCGCGATCTGCTGGATAACACCCTGGGACAGACCAAGGGTGGCCAGCTTGTGCAAGTTGGCCTGGAAGTTCTTGATAGCCGTGATCTTGGCCTGGAGCTGCTGGGTGAACCCGGCCGCCCGGTTGCCCGTCAGGTTGGTCAGTTGCCCGCTCTGCTTCGCCGCGTCGTAGTAGCCGTTACGAGCATCGGTAGCTACCTGGATCTTTGCGTCGATCTCGGCCTTCACGGCGTTGATCCTGTTCTGGATCGCCGTCCTGATTGCCGAGATCTGCGCGTTCTGCGACTTCTTGCGGGCGGCTTCCAGGGCCGCAGCGTCCGCCCGCTCCTTGCGGACCGCCGCCGAAGCATCCTTGTACCGCTTGTCGTTCAGCTTGATCAACTTGTTGTCGGCCGCGATCTCCTTGTTCGCGTTGTTGATCCGCTTCTCGTACTTGTCCATTTCCTTGCGCGCGGCCTGCTGCTCCTTGACCGTGGTGGCATTCAGGTACTTCGTGTGAGCCGCGTTATAAGACTTCTGGGCCGCGTTACGGCGGTCCGTGTCGTTGTCCCGCTCGTTGTAGGCATGACGGACGGCGGCCCGCTGCTTCTTGGTACCGGAGGCGTAGCCGGGCAGGCTGCCGGTCGCCGCCATACGCGCGGAGTCGATGTGGTTGTGAACGACCTCGCCGCCATGGAACTCGACCAGCTCGGGGCCCTTCTCACCGACCCACGCAAGGCCCGGGGCCGCCCCGTCGGTACCCGTCCAGTAGCCCTTGGGGGCCTTGTTGGCGTTCGCCTGCTGGACGTTCTGGATACCGCCGTACACGGACTTGATGTAGCGGACGGAGGCCGCGACGTTGGCGATCGGGTTGAGGATGCCCAGGCTCCGCAGCGCGGGCGGAACATACGCGGCGAACGTGGACGGGATCGTCTGCGTCAGACCCTGAGACGGGTGACCTGCCTTCGCGTTGCTGTCCCAGTTGTTGATGGCGGAGGCGTTCCACCCGGACTCACGCTGGATCAGCGTGTTCATCCCGGCTTCCCACTGCTCCTTGGTTCCGGGCGGCGGGGCACCGGCGGCCTTCAGTGCCGCGTCGATGATCGCGAGGTGCTGTCCGGCCGGGATGACTCCCCCGACGCTCTGCGCCTTCTTGTCTTCCTTGTTGATGAAGCTCTTGATCCACTCAATGGGCTGCTTCATAGCCCCGTTGGCCAGGTTGTGCCATCCGCCGTCCGCCGGGATGAGCGTGTTGACGGTCTTTTCGGCCGCGTTCAGGAGCGGGTTGGCTACGACACCCACAGCGCCCAGGACGGCGTCCTTGAGCACGCCCAGACCCTTGCTGACGGTCCCGGCCAGGGCGGAACCTGCATCACCGATCCAGCCGCCGATGCCGAAGTAGCCGGTGTTGTTGGCGCCTTGGACCGGGGCTCCTCCGTGCAGGGCGGAGCGGAAACGGGCAACTGCCTGCTGTCCGCCCATGGCTGCCACGTCTTCGCGGGTGAGGACGTGTTCATCAGGCATCAGCATGGACAGAACCGAGTCCTTGCCCGGGGTGCCGCCGCGCACCGGGCCACCGGCTGCGAAGTGCGGGATGTTGTCCAGCGGAATTTTCCCGAGCGGGTTCTTCTGGTGTACGAATCCGCTGATCTTGTTCATGATGCCGTAAATCGCATCATTCCAGACGTATTTGGCCACCAGGTAAATAGGCGAACCGATCGCCTTTTTGACGTTGTCCCAGACCTTCTGAATGCCCTTCCAGGCTGTGTCGAAGGCCGTGATCAGCTTGCCCTTCATCAGATCGGCCCATCCAGGGATGATCTTGGTGAAGAACGTCCCCATCGGGCTGAAGACCCACTTCTTGAGCCAATCCCACTTTGAGCTGATGGTGGCCTTGATCCCGTCGAAGGACGGCGAGATGTGGTTCTTCCACAAGGTGGTGGAGCCCCCGGCCACCAGATCGAAAGCCGGTTTGATCAGGTGACGCCAGACCCACATGACGCCGTCGCCCATGGCGTGCCAGGCATCCGTGATCTTTCCAATCGCAGGCTTGATCCCGTGTGTCCACACCCAGCCCGCCCCTGCTGCAACTTGGTCCCAGGCGGCCTTGATGACGTGATGCCAGACCCACATGATGCCGTCACCCAGGGCGTGCCAGCCTGCGGCGATCCACCCGAACACCGGCTTGAGGACGAACACCCAGAGCGCCTTGACGGCTGCTTCCAGCAGGATGAACACGACCTTGATGATGGTGACATGCACCTTCCAAAAGATCATGGCCATTGTTTCGAAGGCGACCGCGATTCCGTGAAACACCGGTTTGATGTAGCCCCACAGCCACAGAGCGCCTGCAACTATGTCGTTCCAGACGCCCTTGATGACGCCCCAGACCTTCTGCCAGTTCGCAGCAATCCAGGCGATGGCGCCGATAGGGCCAAGCAGCAGGGCAAGCAGTCCGAACTTGCCACGCAAGAATTCGACCGTGGCACTGAACGCGGTCTTGATGGCGCTCCAGGTGTAGTCCCAGGCAACCTTGATCGCATTCCAGGTGTATTTCCAAATTGTCTGGAACCACGTGGTTTTTGTGGCGATCAGGACAATGACGCCGATAAGCAGGACAACACCTGTGATGATGACCCCGAGCGGGGACAGTGCGAAAGCAAGACTCAACAGGAGCCAGGCGTCCATCGCCAAACCGAATACGACGGTCAGACCCGTCCATATAGCGACAGCGGCGCTCCAGCCGAGCATAGCCAGCTTCCACGCGATCATGGCGTCTGCGATGGCCCGGATCGTGCCGGGAGGCAGCACGTTGATGATGTCCACGATGGCTTTGGATGTGATCCCGATAACGGGTGCCAGCTGCACAGCAACGTCAGAGATAGACGTGAAGATCTCGGTGAAGGCCTTGACCGCTGCGGGCTTGACGGTGCCGACGGCCGTACCGACGCCACTGATCACATTCGCCAAAGCGGAGCCGTTGCTTTGCCCGGTTCCGTTGAGAACGTCCCACACATGCCTGGCGAGTTTCCATAGCCCGGTCAGGATCGGCTCAACCTGGACCCACGCCCGCTTGACGCTGTCCTTGAAGCGCTCCGGTCCCCCGTTCCGGCCCCACTTGTCCGCCTCTTCTCCGATGTGCTTGAAGAACTCGGACATCTTTTCGGCCCACGGACCGAACGCCCGGATGATCGCCCCACCCGCCGTCAGAAAGCCCTTGAACCCCTCGATCGTGTTCTTGACGATCGGCACGCCATAGGTACGCAGGAAGTCGACGAACCGGACCAGCCCGTCACCCGACATCCACTCCTTCAGGCTGACCGCGACACCCTGTACAACCGGCGCCAAGTCCTTGACCAGGGGAATGAACTTGGGCAGAGCTGCGGTGACTCCCTGAAGCACCGTGCTGACCGGCAGGAGGGTGTAGGCCTCGGTAGCCCCGATGAACTGCTTCCAGGCGGTCTGAGTGTTGTTCAGGGAGTCCGTGAACAACTTCTCCGACGGCGTGAGGTCGTCCAGAGCCTTCTTGTGGGCCTTCTCCGCCTCCGTAGCAGCCTTCAGGGCGTTCTTGTACGCCGTCGTACCGGCCGTGGTTCCAGCAAGCCGGGCCTGGGCCGCCTGGAGGGCCTTGTCGGTCGACTGGACGGCTTTCTCGTGCGCTGTCGCCTGCTTGACAGCACCCATCGTGGCGGCCCCGTAGATACCGAGAGCACCACCGGCCGCGACACCGAAGGAAGTAACAGCTGCGGTAGCGCCCCCAAGCAGTGTGGTGAGCGCGGGAATCTGAGGGGCCACGGCGGCGATGAGCCCCGGGAGGCTGAACAGCTTGGAAAAGAGCGCGCTGTTGCCGTCCCCACCGCCGATTCTCCGGTTCCGGTTGCGGTCGCCGGGTTCGCCGGGCACCCCCGGATCGGGGGTGGGATTATCCCCGTCCGTACGGGTACGAATGGTGATCGGATCCGCCGCCGCCGCTCTCAGAGCCGCCAGGGATGCCGCAGCAACGCGAGTATCAACATCCGCGTGGATGTTGATACTCCGGGTGTTCATTGCCGTGATCGACTCGTCTAACCAGATCAGGCCTCTTGCAGCTGCGGACGTGTCCACATCGGCACGGATCGTGATGACCATGCCATTCAGGTGGTCGGCTTGCGCCTGGAGGGCTGCTAACTGCGTAGTGACCCCGTCAAACCCTGATAACGCGGCACTGACCGTGATGTTGTGAAGACTCTGGAGTTCCTGCTTGAGCGACTGGATTTTCGCCTTGGCCTCGGTGTCATCCAGAGAAACCTTCGGGGAGTACTTCTGACTCTGGAAATCCTCGGCATCCCGCTTGGCCTGCGTGAGTTCCCGGTTGAAGTCAGACCGGTCTAACTTGAGGGAGGCTTCGATGTCTCCGGCCGAATACGTTCCGGACACTGGCGCTCCCTCTCATCATCCCCTTGACCCGCATTGCGTTGCAGATTCCAAGATTACCTGCTAAAAGGGGCGATTAGCCAGAGTCTAAAACGCTCGTAGGGTCGGAGCCTTTTACAGCCCCGACCCTACGATCTCCACCCGGCACGGCGAGTCTTTTAGGCCCCCGGAGGAAGGTCATCCCAGCTAGTCAGTTCTTGCGCCTCCGACCCGCCGGATTCCCCGTCCTCGTTGTACTCGGGATCCTTGTTCAGCTGTTCAACGTACATGCGCTGATCGTGCCAGGGCATTTCATCCCATTGCTGCCGGGTGATGTGGAAGATTTTCAGCAGCGTGTAATACAACCGCCGCTGGTCCTCTCCCCCGGTCAGTCCTTCGTAACGCCCGTCAATTTTCCCGGGTTGAACTGCTCCTGGAGCCACTTCGAGAACATCACCTTGTGGCGCCACGGCAGCTTCCCGAGCGTCTCCACCGAGGGAGTGTTCTTGCAGAGACGGGCCGTCAGCTCGTCCATGCGCTTCTCCAGCTCCTCAGCGCGCTCGGTGATCCGGTCAAGCTCGTCGTTGTCTAACTTGTCCGGCTCGACGTCCTGAACGTCCTTGTACTCGCGGATGACCCCGAGAACGGCCTTGCGGTACCCCGCCATGGCCTGCTGGCTCGGCTCCGGGACAGTCCCCTTTGCCTCGGGACCGTCCATGAAGTGGGTGAAATCGTAGTCCAGGGGCTCGATCGCCTCGTGAGCAACGAATGCCATGGTGAAACCTTTCTCGCTGTGCCGGGTGAGTAGAACTTGGAAGGGGACGCGCCGCTTAGAGTGCGGCGGCGATCATCTCCTGGATACGCACGTCGGTCGGGGCGCAGGTGCCTTCGAACTGGAAGGAGTACATGCGCTTCTCGTTGGACCGGCGGAACGAGGTGTCCACGTTGGTGCCGACGACACCCTGCGGAAGCAGGTACCGGCGCCAGTAGCCCTGCACGTTGACGGTCTCCAGGCCGATCGCCCAGTAGTTCAGGCTGTCCTGGAGGCTCAGGGTCTGGTAGCCGGGAATGCCGGTGGCCGCCGCCGTAGTGACCAGAGTGCCGCCGCCGTACGCCCATAAAGCGTGCTGGAGCGTGTCCTCGGCCATGTCGCCCGAGACCTGGTAGCTGTGGTTGTCGGCCAGGACCAGAGCGGGAGTGGACTGCTCTTCGATGGTGATCGACTTGGTGGACGTACCCACCGTGAGCTTCCAGCCCTGGTCAGTGGCACCGAGGTTCTGCCAGTTGCCGCCCCAGTCGGCGCCCTTGGCGATGGTGACCGCAGGCAGGAGGGCAGGGACGTTCGGGTCGTACGGCTGAATCCAGGCCGATGCGACACCGACGACAACGTTCTTGGGATTGATTGCGCCCGGGATAGTAATCACTTCCTTCGATAGCCCTCCCCGTTTCGTCAGGGAGGGGCGTTTTCTTGGCCCGTGATTACGGCAATTCGGCCTTACGCCCGGACCTTAAAAGCCTGCCAGTGGCAAGTATAAAGACCCGGATCACGGTTGTCGACGGCAGGCTATTTACTGCCCTTCGTGGTAACGGATCCTGTACTTCAGGCACATCATCCGGACCATGTCAGCGTCCTTCGGGGAATAGGCGGTCCCCTCCGGAACGAGATCAGAAAGCCCCATCCCGGACAGTTCGAAACAGGTGTGAGGGTGTTCCAGGTACAGGAACACCAGAGGCTCCGGCGCCGGTTCGGGCGCAACTTCCTGGACTCGTGCCGCAGGCGCCTTCGGAGCCGCCTTTTCCGTGGTCTTGTCCTCTGCCATGGTGATTACCTCAGTCGTCGTAGATGTCGGACTCGGCCTCGACCACGTACATGGTCTGGAAAGCTGGCCGGTTGGCGTTGTCCAGAGGCTGGCCGGACGGCCCTCCTTGCCGGACCCGTGTACCAAAACGGGAAATGTAGACGACCTGTTCCCCGCCGATTACCGGCCGCCACGTGTTCATGATGACTTTGTCCAGGCGCCGGGCAAGGAGTTCCGTCTGAGAAAAGACGTCGTTCCAGTTACGGGAATTCAGTCCCATGGGGCCCACAGTTTTGATCTGGAAAACCCGCTGCTCGATGTGGCCGTCCACTTGCATGCCGCCGCCGGGGACCGGGGTGACCACGAGATGCTCCCGGGGCTCTGCACCGGGCCCGTTCGGTCCCTGATAGATCACGGGCATAGGTACACCGATGTCCTGGGCCGCCAGCCAGGTGATGAAGTCAGAAGTCAGCATCGAAGATCCCCAGTGCCCGGAGTTCCGCCTTGGCCTGTAGCTCTTCCTCGGACAGCCGGTGGACGTTCGGAGGCCGGTGGTAGACCTGCTCCTCGCCCTCCATGACCTCGGGAGAACCGGACGCCCGCAGGTCGTGGAACTCGCGGGGGGCCAGCTCGTAGTACTCCAGGTTCAACGTTTCCGTACCGTCGATCATGGCTTGCTGCATGGCTTCCCGGCCGTCCAGGACGGCGTCTGCCAGGTTGCGGACGATCTCGGGGTACTTGGTGAGGAGAGCCGTGGCGAGGGCCCGTGCAATACCGCCCTGAGGGTGGTTGAACGTATCTCCCACCTCTTGGTAGTGCGCGTACACCTGGTCCACCGTCAGCGACCCCACAAGATCATGCTCGGTCGCCTGGATCAGTTCGTCGGCGTGCTCTGAGAACGAGGCCATCAGCAGTTCCGCCAGTCCCGGGTGAGGTCGAACTGCTCCAGGGTGAACATGTTGCCCTCGTAGAGGTTCTCCACCGCCGGGTTATCCGTGCGCTGCTGAGACCCGGCACCAGGCAGGGACAGCATGACGTCCCCGGTACGGATCTTCTCCAGCGTCGCCATGGCGGACGCCGCTTTGATCTGCACAGGATGCGTAGGCAGCAGAGGAATGCTTCCCAGGTAGGTGATCGTCGCGTACGACGCAGCGAGATCCCGCGACACCATTTTGACGATGGGCGGGACATCCCCGGCAATCGGCAGTGCGTACCGGGCGGTGAGGTAGCCGTCGATCAGGGCGTCCGCCTCATCGATTGCGTCCTGGAGATCCGCATCGGCCAGAGATCCGGCGTTGGTCGGGTCGATTACGCCGCCAGCGGCGAGGGCCGTCCTGACGCTGGTCAACGTGGCGTACGACATGACGGCCCTCCTTTCGTGCTGGTGTTACTCGGCAGACTTGGCCGGACGGCCCGGGGCGCGCTTGACTGGGGCCTTGGGCTCCTCGGGGGCCTTGGGCTCCTCGGGCTCCTTCGGTGCCTCGGGGGCCTCGGGCTCCGGCTCCACGTCGGTGCCGGGCTCCACGATCACGCCGACACCGTTACGGACGTGGTACTTCGCGGTCGTGAGAGGAAGCTCGATCTCGCCGCCGGTCTGCACCGGGAGCAGGCTGACCGCCCGGTCCGGGTGGAAGATCGACGTGTTCGGCCGGGTGACGCGGAACAGAACGTTCTCTTCAGCCATGACTGGTGTAACTCCTTCGATGTGTAGTCGCCGTGCCGGGTAACTGCTTGATCAGATGCCGGTGATGACGCGACCGGCCTTCGGCTGGTCCAGGAAGATCGCGCTCTGCCTCACCACATTGCAGCGCCAGGTTTCGTTGGTGCTGTTGTGCTCCAGCGGCGTCACGTCCAACGCACGCTCGTCGGCGATACCACCGATGGTCCCGGCCTCCAGGAGGATCGCGGAGTTGGTGGGGACACGCCACGACTTGACGACCTTGAACTGGCCGAAGAGCAGACCCGGAAGGGTCAGCTTGTCCGCGTACGCGGAGTTCGGGGAGCCGGAGCCGACGAAGTACTTGTTCATGTCGCTGTTGAGCGCCAGGTCCATCGCACGGGCGTGATGCAGGATCAAAGTGTCGGGCTCGAACCCGAACTTCTGCACGCCCGTCTGGTCCGTGGACTCCGCGTCAGCGAGCTGGATCGCCAGCATCGCGTTCGCGAGCGTGGACCGGACGTCCGTGGCAGTCGCCCACGCGGTACCGGAAGCAGTCGACGCGAGACCCGCGATGGCCGAAGAGAGGAACGCGTCCTCCCACGCCGCCTTCATGGAGTTGACGACCTGCGCGATCGAGGTGTTGACGCGGTCCATGTCGTTGCGACGGCGCATCTCCTCGGTGAACTCGATACCGAAGGCGCGCTTGATGGTGCGGGCCGCCTTGCCGATGCCGAGGTTCGCCGTGATCAGCGGGATCTCGCCGCCTTCCGCGACGACCGACGGGCCGCCGTTGGCGTACAGCGGAGTCGACTCGTTGTACAGAACAACGCCAGACGGCACGTCCTGCACCTTGCGTAAGACGGTGTCCGTGATGAACTGCTGGTCAGCCAGCCGGAGAATGCGCTCCCGGATGACAGTCGGCCGCTTGAGCAGCGTGTTGACTGTGAGGCGGAAGCCATCGTTCGAAGAAACGGTACCGACAGTGGTCTGAGGCATGTCTCAGTCGTCCTTTCTAGATCTGTTCAGCTCGGACGGATCAGACGCCGAGACGAAGCGAAACGGGGCCGGTGGCTCCGTTGGAGATCGCGGCCTGCGCAATCCCGATGATGGCCGCCGGTGAGTCGGTACCGGACACCCAGGTCACGACGGTCCCCGCAGCGCCAGCCTTGAGAACATCGAACGCGGCGACGGCAGCACCCGCGACCAGGTTCCAGACGCCGCACGTGGAAACGCCGATGGTGTCGACCATCGTGGACGTGTCGTAGGCGCGACGGGTGACGCCCGTGCCGTACGTGATGTCCGCACCCGGAGTCGACGTACCGATGGCGTCATCGATCGCGACACCGGCCACCTTGAGGCTGGTCACGGCGGCTTCCTGGACCTTGGTGGTGCTGGACTCCGTGACGTACTCCACCAGACGGCCCGCACGAACGGTGCCGGAGCTGATGACCTGGAAAGTCTGCGGTGAACCGTGCTTGAAGACGGGGCTCAAACCCATGATCTATCTCCTTTGAGAGTTGCTGCCGGGAGCCCCGGTCAGTTGCCGTACTGCTCGCCCCACAGGGAGGCAAGACGCTTGTCGTCCTCGGCCTGCATCGCCGCCTTGTCCTCGGCCTCCGGCGAGTAGCTGTGGCCGCGTTCACGAGCCAGATCGATATAGCCGGTGGCGGAATCTAGAAGCTGCTTCACGATGGCCGCAGGATCGACGCGGTCACCAGTGCTGTTGGAGAACTCCAGAGCCTGCCCGGCGACGAGAATCGGACGGGCCAGGTCGACCAGAGCTGAAGGAACGCCCTGGCGGACGTACTCCCGCTTGAGGGCGTCGAACCCCTGGATCGCCAACTGCTGCTGAAGCGTCGCCACCTGGTTGGACAGGGCCACAACCTCCGGACCCGCCTCGTTGGACAGGGAGACCGAGCCCGCACCGACAAGCTGCGGAACCTCCGTGGCTTCCGCCACAGTCCCGGCAGTCTCCTCGGCAGTCGCCGAAGATTCGGCAGCCTCCGCAGCAACGGCGGCAGCTTCCTCGGTCGCGGCAGCCTCATCGAGATTGTGGGCGGTCTCCCACATCTCGGTCATCTTCGCCAGGTCTTCGTCAGACAGATCGCTCAGGTCCGGATCGGCGGCGATCGGGTCTTCCAGCCCGCTGCCGAACTCACCGGTACCCAGACGCTCCGCCAGTTCGGCGTCCGTCGGTTCGGCAGGAGTCTCGACGGTCTCCTCGGCAATGGCCTCGGTCTCAGCCTCGGCCTCCGCCGTGGCCTCCGCCGTGGCCTCCTCCTCGCCCGTCTCCAGCTCCTCGTCGGCAGGGATGCCGAGTTCGGCGGCCAGAGCGGTCAGCTCCTCGTCGGAGAGCGCCTCGACGGCCGCCTCGATCTCCGCCTCGGAAGGAAGTTCGTCGGTGTCGTCAGACACGTCAAGAAGACCGGCCTGCTCGCCGGGCTCTTCGATCAGCTCGTCGTCGCCGGTATCGGCTGCGATCTCGGCTGCGGGCGCATCCTCGACGAACGCGGAGGCGAAAATCGCCAACTCGTCATCCGTCATCCCGAGCGCTTCGAGGTCTTCCACGGTCATGTCGGTAGCCGCAGCCACCTGCTGTAAATGTTCCTGGCGGGTTGCCACGGGCTCCAACTCCTCATAGGAATGTTCGGACAGGTCAATCACGTTGCCCGGGTCGATTCCGTTGGACAGGGCAACCTCTTCCCAGCTACCTAGCCCGGGGATAACCGGGTCCAAAGTGCCAAGGACATGTTGAAGCGCCCGGGGGAATTGCTTCCCGTCCGAGCGCTCGTAGTTTTCGAGGATGCGCGCAGAGACACCTAATTTCGGGTTCTGCTCCAGCACCTTGGCGGCTTCAGGGGTGACCTGGATCGTGGCGTACAGACCGTCGTCCCCGACCTCCACACCCTGCACCTCGCCACGGAACCTCTCAGGGTCCAGCGTGTGGGCGTTGTTCGTGTCGGCCAGCATGAAGGCGACCTGATCGTAGGCCCCTGAGTTGAAGGACTGCGCCAGGTCGGTGAGGTACTGCGCGTCAAACGAGATCTTTCGACCACGGTAGTTGATGGTAGCCAGCGGAAGAATCCGCTTGCGGTACACCCGGGAAGACAGCTCGACGGCATCACCGTCATCCTGAGGGGATAACAGTAATTCGCGTTCCGCCATCCTCTTTACCTCGCTCTGTCCTGAAATCGTGACTGCGCCTAATACTAGCCAATGATCCTAGTATTGCCTAGCATCGGCCACCGAATCAAGCAAGAGGAGAAAAGGGAAGGCCCCCGGTAGCACCATTGGATGGCCGCTAACCGGGGGACCGGTAATACGGGCTATTTCAGATGTGTGCCCACATCTTCCTCTGAAGGATCACGCAAATGGTCCGCGCACTGACCCCGAACTCCTTGGCTAGCTCTCGTTGAAGAACCCCGCCAGCGGAGTAGCGGGCTCGGATGTCCCGGACCTGCTGCTCTGTCAACTTGGCGTTATGGTTCCGGCGCCCTCGTGTGCAGCACCCCGAGCCACCCCGTGCAGGCGTTTGTCTTCTGTGTTCTCCAAGGGTGTCCCCCATCGGAGATTTGATGCCCGATTGTCCGATTTCACACCATTGATGTGACGTACCTGGGCTTCCGGGAACGGCTTCGGACCGTGGAAGGCTTCGCACACTGCTTTATGGGCTGTGAAGGTCTTCCTCTTACCGTTTACACGAACGCTGAACTGGCTGTAGCCGTAGCGATCTGTACCGAATTTCAAGGGCATGCCCTTTTTACCCAGGATCGTGCCGTCTTCGAGCACGGTGTAGCCAGGCGGTAGCATGGGAGAGCCCTCCTAGGGCGTAGAGATGGCCAGTACGACGGTTGCGACTCCGTTGGTACTGGCCATTCTACGTTTCTGGTCGCAGGCTTCCCCGCAGGAACCACACAGGCTTCGATGCAGCAAGTTTGAAGCCGACCACGTGCAGGGCTCTCGGAGCCCTCGGAGCCCGGTTACCCGTTTTGAAAATATGGACACGACACATCGCGCGTACGCAGGCGCATGCGCGCACGTATGGGCATGCAAATCACAGGTAACCAGGTAATGATCATTAAACATGCAGGTCAGAGGGCGTATTTGGGTTACTTTTTGCCAAGTAACTTAAAGGTACCCGCTGCGTAACGTCCATGGGTTTGGTAAAAGATGATCTTCAAATCGTTAGACAGGCGAACGACCAAGATCAAGTTACTCGGTCGGTTACGTCCTCGGGGGTAACCACGTCAGCCGTGATCCACGTGTTAGGGTCTGCCCTACAAACGTAAGAACCCCCCGACCGGTCGCAGGTCGGGGGGTGTAGCGAGAGGTGCATCTCTCTGTGTCTGAGACTATCTCCCCTAGCACCCCCCAGGCAACCGACACGCCTGTTGCCTCCACCCTTGTTACTAACGCTGATCTTGATACGGGCTGGCTCTGCTCGCAGGAGGGCGTGGTCCACGTTCGTACGCGTGCGAAGGACCCTACGGAGTCGGGTAAGTACATCTATGACGAGGAGCCGTACGGAAACTTTGACATCAGGGCGCTTGGGATCATCGCGGATGATACGACGGAGCGCCGGGCCTGGGATGTCGTGATTGTCCGTCAGGCTGATGGGAAGGAACTCCGTCGGATTCTGGATGAGAAAACGCTCGCGGATCCGCGCAAGCTGACGTTGTGGCTGACGTCGGCGGGTGTGTCGGTGATGTGCCCGGACGGTGCTCTGGGTGGTGGCGTGTCCCAGGGGGTCCGGCTGCTGCGGTACATCAACGCCCAGAATCCGCCTGAGGCGACGATCGTGGACCAGCTGGGGTACCACCCTGACTTGAACGTGTTCGTGTCACACGAGGGCATTCTGAGGCCCGGAGAGACGAAGTTTGACCTGGCGGCCCCGTACCGTCCGTCGGCTCAGCTGTCGACGTCGGGGGATGCCCCGTTCTCCTACGGGATGGCGAAGAACGGTCTGGCCGAGGTCAAGGATGTTCTGTCCCAGGTGCTGACGTTCCATGACGAAACGCCTCTCGCGGTTGTGGCGGCGTGGATGGTCATGTCCCTGGTCCAGTCCGGGATCATTCAGCACACGTCCCATTTCCCGGTGATGGCCGTGGAGGCGCCGTCCGGGTCAGGTAAGACGACGGGGGCGCTCTCGATGCTCCGGCAGATCCTCACGGGCAATACCTCGGGTCCGTCGCAGGGCACGGTGCCGGATGTCCGGCAGAAGATCGCTTCCACCCGGTCCGGGTTCGTGCACATAGACGACCTGGATGAACCGAAGGTGGTTTTTGAGATGCTGCGGCTGTCGACGTCGGACGGCACGAAGATGATGCGGTCGCACGAGTCGGGGTTCAAGGCGTCGCAGCACTCCCACATGACAGGAACGATTCTGCTGACCGGGGAGCACTTGGGCCTGAAGTCTCAGAAGGCGTTGGCGGACCGGATCATCCTGCTGGAGCTGACGGACCCCACCAACCGGAAGTCCCAGATCCCCGGCCGTGAGCATCTGTCGCAGTGGACCGACGTGACGTCCTTGATGCGCAAGTATCCGGGCGCCCAGGGTATGGCCGCGATGGCGGGGACGGTCGTGGCGGAGATCCTGCGCTGGCTGGACGACGTGGAGGCTCTGATCGATGAGACGAAGCCGTGCCCGGGGCGCCTCGGGGACAAGTACGCGGTCCTTCTGGCGGGGGCGTGCTTCGTGGATCATCTTCTGGGGGATCCGAAGGCGTGGGGCAAGAAGGGTTCTACCTATGAGCGTGTGTGGGCGTGGGTTCAGGAGGACTTGAAGTATGCGAACTCCTGGGACAACGCTCTGACCACGGATGTTCTGCCGTGGGCCCTGCACGAGTACGGAGACTGGGCGGGGCATGGGCTGGCGGCGTTCGAGCCGATCAAGATTTCTGGCAAGTCGTTCGTGACGGCTCCGGCGTTCTACCGCACCGAGGACATGCAGGGTGATGCGATCTTCATTCATCCGCGCACTCTGGCGGACGCCTGGAGGGCTTTCATGGGGAACAAGATCGAGGACCGGGTGCACTCGGCTTCCGCGTTCGTGGCGCAGGCCAAGGTTGCCGGGTTCGAGGAGAAAGTGATCAAGAACAAGGCCACCGGGAAGTCTCTGAAGGGCTGGCAGCTCACCGGGGACAAGGTGGAGATCTTGCGCAACCGGGCCAGCTGAGTCCAGATACGCAGAGAACCCCCGGACGGGTGTCCGGGGGTTCTCTGTTTGCCTGGCGGGAGATCAGCCGCCCTGGCCAGCCTTCGCGCGCCGTGCCCGTTCGGCCTCCACCTTTTCTTCCAGGATCAGCCGCTTTCCTGCGGCCATCTGACGCTTCTGGTCAGCGGCGAGCTTCGCGGTGATCTCCGGGGTGACGTCGTCGGGCCCGACGATGAACTCCACGTTGTCGCAGAGGTCAGGGGTCGCGCCGTTGGCGGCCGTATTGGTGGCCATGGTCCTCATCTCCTTATCTACCCTAATACTAGCACACGCGGTCTAACTACGGAACCAGCTCTACGATGATGTGACGGACCTTCTGCCCCTGCCACGTAGACGTCGTGTCCTCGATCACCCTGAACTTGCTTTCCCGGTTCAGCAAGACCTCGTGCTCCGTGGCGTTGTCCGAACCGTAGGAGTGGTTCAGGTCCAATACCTTGGCGCCCTTCGGCACACGGATCTCCATGTGCGTGTCACCGCTCCAGACCTCGCGGGTCTTCGACGTGGAGTTGTACCCGTGGTCGATGTACTCCTCACCCGGCTTCATCGGCGGGGCAGGGGGCGACGTCGGGAAGGGACCACCGCCATACATCTTGCGGGACAGGACAATGTCGCGGTCCAGCGGCGGTACGTCGTCGAACGCCGTGTCCATGTGGGCAATCACGTCATCCCACTTGCCGCCCGTGGGGCCGAACGGCGCGATGCCCTTCTTCTTGTCGCCGCGCAGCTGCTGATTGATGGAGGTGTAGCTGCCCGTGGAGTAGATATACGGACCAGACCCCGACCCGGCGTCCTTGTAGTTCGGCTTCCAGTCCCCGTGCAGGCTCTCGTTGGTCGACGCCGACCTGAATCCCGCCTGGTAGGTGCTGTCTGACCACTGATGCTTCGTGATCTCGGCCAGCTTGGTGCGGTCCGTAGTGGCGATCCCGTGAGTGCTTCCCTCGGCCGGGTTGTACGGCTTCCATCCCTGGTAGCCGGGCGTGACCGGGTACGGCTTCTTCCCCTTCTGCGGGTTCGGCGTGCTGCCCATCTCGGGAAGCTGGCCCGGCAGCAGCACCTTGCTGGGATCGAAGGGGCTGGAGTGCTTGTGGTCCCAGTCGTACTTCGCCTGTACGTACGCCGCCTTGTCGGCTGCCGTGGCGTTCGGGCTGTTCGCCTGGTTGTACAGCTTCTTGAGCAGCTGCGCGTTGGCCACCTTGTCGTTGCTGAGACCGGTGTACGCGATATGTGGCGTCGCGGACGCAGTCGCTTCCGGCGATGCCGGAGCAGCAGACGTGATCGGGGTTACGCCGTTGTGCTTGTCCAGCTCCGCCTGAGCGTCCTTGTTCCACTGGCTGGCGTTGATCCCCTGTTTGAACGCCGTGTTCTTCTCCGGGTTCGCGGCAGCCCATTCCTTGTGGCTCTCGGTCGTGATCGACCCGGGGGCGCCGTGGTTCTTCGCCATCCACTCGGCAGCGAGCTTGGCTTCCTTCTGCGTCTTGAACTTGACGCCGCCCATGTTGAGGCCGTCCGAGGACGACACGGACCAGCCGGTACCCGTGGTGGCCTTGTGGACCACGAGCCCCTTCGGGCCTGCCAAGACATCCGTCTGCTTCTTTTCGCCTCCGGGATACGCGAGGCCCGCAACGCCCTTGGACCATTTGGCCTTCGGCTTGAACGGATCCACCTTGGGGCCCGCCGGGGCGCTGGGCGCCGCAGGGGTTGCCGGAGCGGACGGCTCGGCGGCAGCCATGGCCGGGAGGTTCTTCAGGAACGTCCCCGGTGTGTACTGTGCGGCGTTCAGCTCGTCATTGCTGGCGCCTGCTCCGGCGGCAGCTTCCTTGAGCTTCTGGTACTCCTTCAGAGACCAGTTGTCCGGCGGGTTGTCCGAGTACTCGGCCAGGGTCTTCAGAGCAGCGTGCTTCGCAGACAGCCCCGACGGTTCCGGAGCGGACGGCGTTGAAGCCGGGGCCTCGGACAGCGCATTCAAGACCTCCTGAGGCTTTTCGAAGGCGGTCTGGATTTCCTGCGGGGAGGCGCCTGCCTCCTTGGCCGCATTTTCCAGTTTGTCGCTCTTTGTGTACGTCCACGCACCGATGTTGTTGTGGTGTTCGTGCTCGGCGAGGGCCTTGAGAGCCTTCTCCTTCTCGGACGGTCCGGCGGTCGGTGCGGCGGTCTTGGCGGCCTTGGCGTCCTGCATGACCTTGTGGATCTCGTCGAGGGATGCGCCTGCCTCCTTGGCCTTGGTGATCGCGCCGCTTCCCAGCACGGTGCCGTTGGCGGCCTGGGTTGCGACCTCCTTGAGGGCGATCTCCTTCGGGCCGTCCTGGAACGCCTTGTGGATCTCCGCGTCGGAGAGACCGGCTTCCTTGGCCATCTGGTGCATCCAGGGCGCCATCGGCTGGCCCTTCGCGGAGACGGCGTAGGTTTTGATGGCCTCCAGGGCATTCGCCTTCTTGCCCGGCTCCGAACCAGTTACCAGGTTAGGACCCGGGCTGGCAGGCGCCTCAGGCGCACCGCTCTTCGCGTTCGCCGGGAGCTCGTCATAGAGCTTCTGGAAGTCGCTGCCGATCTTGCTCTTGTGCTCCGCGATGTCGTTGAGGAAGCCGTCCACGGTGGTGTGCCCGCCGGGGTTGTGGCCGTTCTTCATCGCCTGGACGGCGTACGGCTTGAACAGCGCCTTGAACTGTTCGTCCGGCATGTCCTGAATCGCCTTGATGGTCTTGGCGAAGTCGTTGTCCCCGCTCGGGTCCGGGATATGGATTTTGCCCGCTTCGGCCGCGTGCCACAGCTTCGGATAGATCGGGGAATTCGCCCCGATCGGCGGGTACGTTGTCGTCGGGTCGCCCTTGCCTGAACCGCCGCTGCCCTTGCCGACACCGAACTTGAACGCTTGACCCTGGTCGATCTGGATCAGTTTGCCGTCCGAGGTTCGCAGCCACTGGCCGGAGTGGGTGTCCTGGTTCCCGGTGACGTAGTCCAGCACCTGGTGCTGGAGCATCTTGGCGAGGTCTTCTTCGGACAGCTTCTCCGGATCGAAGTTGCCGTTAGGGAACGCGTCCTTGGCATCCGGAAGCATGCCCTGGAGGTGCCCCTCCTTGGTCTTGACGAACACCGGGGTGTCCATGCCGATCTTGCGCTGAAGGGACGCGATGGCAGGGTCCAGAACACGGCTGTAGTCGTCGGTCTTCTTCAGCCATTCGTTTCCGGCTTCGTCCTTCATCAACTGAGAGCCGTGCGTCCCGAGGGTGCGGCCGGTGTTGGTCAGCTCGCCTACCGGCTTGAGCGGCTTTTCCCCCGAAGCGGCCGGTTCCTGGACCGCCTGCTTCTCGGCCTTCTCCTGGGTCATCTTCTTCTTGAGGTTGGCCTCTGCCTGCTTCTTGTTGCCAGTAAGGGTGTGCGCAGACACCTGTTCCGCGTGCGACTTAGCTTCTTTCTTCAGCCCCGCCGATTTGGCGGCCTCCGCAGCCACCTGGTGGGCCTGGGCTGCCCCGTAGTGGGCGTCTGCCTGCGGCTGCGCACCAAGCCCGGCAGAGGTGATGACCTTCTGAGTCGCCTTGTCCACCTCGTCAGCTGCTGCCTTGTAGGCGTCCGCCTTGGCTGTGGCGTGCTGGTCGGTCTCGCCGATCTTGTCGATCGCGGCAAGGTGCTCCTCGGAGAGGTGCTCGTACTTGTTCTGATAGAAGGTGCTGGGGTTGCTCTTCTTGTTCTCCGCTACCAGGGCCTTCAGGGCAGCCTTGGCGGCCTCCTTGTGGTCTTCCTTCGTCCCGGTGAGCGTGGCAAGGGCGTGCAGAGCATTGACCTTCATTGCGGGGTTGCCCGCCAGTTCGGCTTGCTCGGCGGCCTTCTTGTAGTTGTGGGCCGCTGCGCTCGTGTCGCCGAAGGTTTCGGCGTCGTCGCCGTTGTTGAAGAAGTCCCCGGCCTTCTGGTTGGCGTCCGCAATGTCCGTCGCGAGCTTCTTGGCGGTCTCGGTGTGCTCCTTCGCCAAGTCCTTGTGGTGCTCAGCGAGCTTTGTCCCGGCGGTAGCGTTCTTCGCCGCTTCGGAGGCGTCCAGGTGAGCGGCTGCGGCGTCCAGGTGCTTGCCGATCAGGGCCTTGCCGTGCGGCGTGTTTTCAGCGGCAATGCTGGCCTTTTTGGCAGCGTCCGACAGGTCGAGCGCCTTGACCATCGCAGCCTTCTTGGCCGCTTTCGCCTTCTCGGCCTCAGCTTCCTGCTCTTCCTGGATCTTCGCGATCTTGTCCAGGTGCGCTTCCTGCTGCTTCGCGTGATACTGCTGAATGTCCGACCCGTGGCCCGCCGTTCCTGCTGCCTCCCCAGCTGCCTGGTGGGCATCGTGAGCCGCCCAGTGGTCAGCGAGGGTGCCGGAGCTGTTCGCCTTTTGAGACGCGGTCTTGGCCGTGTCGGAGGCGTCGAACGCCGCCTGGTTCAGCTTGGCCTGGGCCTTCTGCTCTTCGACCTTGGCCTTGTGCGCCTGCTCGATCTCGCCCTTCAACTGCTTGGCGAAATCGGTCATCTGTTCGTGCTTCGCCGTTATCAGGTGATCGTCGGGCAGGTCGTGCTTCGCGCCGTGCTGCATGGCAGCGCCAGTCTTCTGGGACGCCTCCTTGAGAGCGACGACCTTGGCCACCTTCTGGGACACCGTGTCCTCGGGCATGCCGATGGCCTTCTGGTACGCCGCGTTGGCGGCGCCTTTCAGCTTGTCGTTCTCAGCCGTCGTCGCCTCGTGCGCGGCCTGCTTCTCCTTCAGCTGGGCAATGGCCGTGTTGTGGCTCATCTTGCTGGTCAGGTGGTCCTGCGCAACCTTGGTGTTCCCGAGGATCTTGTGCGCGGTGGCGGCCTCTTCGTGCGCGGTTGAGGCGTTCTGGTGCGCGGCAAGCTGAGAGGGGAACGAGTCACCCTCTTCGCCCGCTATCTTCGCGCTCTTGGAGGCGGTTGCAGCCTTGTTCGACTTGACACCCGCTCCGTGCTCCAGCTGCTTGTGCTTCTCCAGCTGGTGTGCAGCAATCGCCTCGTGCTTGGCGGCGGCCTTCCCGTGGGCGTCGGCGACGTAGTGGTTCCCGGCTGCCTCGTTCGCCTTCTGGGCCGCCAGGTGGGATGCCGCAGCCTTCTGGTGAAGCGCTGCCTTCTCCTTCGGGAGTGCCGTGGACTCCTTCGTCGAGGCGCTGAGATCGTTGGCCTTCTTCGACAGGCCGGTAGCCAGCTCCTTGCGCTGTACCTGCTTCTGGAGCTTCTCCGCCTTGGCGGCGGCCTCCAGCTGGCCCGCCTTGGAGGAGTGGATCGCGCTGTGTGCCGAGTGCGTCAACACCCCGGACTTGAGGCCGTCCTGACCCATTGCCTGGAAGTGCTTCACAGCGTCCTGGTGAGCCGCCGCAGCAGCCGCGTGAGCCGCAGCCTGAGCCGCCTTGGGGGCCTTCTCCCCGGCCAGCTTCTCCGTGAGGTTGGTGGCGTCCTCGGCCTTCTGGACAGCCGCCTTCGCTGCTTCCTGCTTGGCGACGACGCCCGCCGCCCCGGCCCTGACTTCCTTCTCCCAGTCCGCCTTGTCGGCGTACCGGTTGGCGGCCTTGAAGTGGACCTTGCCGTCGGCGCCCTTGTGGAAGTGGCCGGTGGTGTAGCCGCCGGAGAGGTGGCCGTGCTGCCGGGCGAGACCGCCGCCGCTGAGTCCCCGGGAAGGGATCAGGGGGTTGATCAAGATCCAGCCGTGCTTGTATCGGAATGCTAACGCTCCGGCGGGGTTCTTGGAAAAGTCCAGCGTATGGGGCTGAACTTCGTGAGCACCCGACGGTAAAACCGTTACGAATGCTAACTCGTACTCCTGCGTGTTCACTTCCCGCCCTTCCTGCGGCGATCACGCCGCGTCTTCTGAGCCTTCAGCGCGGCATCCGCGAGCTTCCGCTTCGGAACCGAGGAGAGCAGGCTGTTTACCGTGCTACGAGGGCCGTCCTGCGAAGAACCCGTAGGGACAGTGACCTGGGATTCCCCGCCAACCGGCTGAGACAGCGACACGTTGTTACGCAGGTTGTCCAGCTGCGAGGCCTGCTGAGAGTTGTACGCGTCCAGCAGCCGGACCTGTGACGGCGTCAGCGACCGGCCCGCCTTCTTGTCCGCGAGCGCCTGCCGGGTGGCCTGAGTGACCAGCTTCTGACGGGCCTTCGTCTTCGCAGCCTTGTTTTTCGCGATAGCTGCGGCATTCCTCTTGGCAGCCACCGCAGCCTTCTTCGCGGCGACTACCTTGGCCCGGAGCGCCTTCTTGGCGGCTGCGGTCTTGGCCTTTGCGGCATGCTTGGCGGCGGCGTCCGCCTTCTTCTTGGCGGACTTGGCCTTTGTGGCGGCTTTCTTGCCGTCAGCAACTGACTTGTTGTGGTACGCGGAGGCGATCGCGTCCTTGGTGGCCTGGTCGTGGCCCGTCATGTCCTTGATCTCCTGCGCAGACTTGTTCATCTGCGATGGACCGACAGCTTTTCCGGACGAATCGACAGGAATCCACCCATGCTTCCAGCCTGTAGCGCCCGGAGGCAGCTGGTGCTTGGTCTGCTGCTGGTCTTGCTGGGCCTTCTTGTCCTGCTTGGCCGGGGCCTTGGCGGGCTTCGGGCCTCCTGAGGGCTCTGTGGCGGTCTGCGCCAGTTCCACCGCAGTGGAGCCGTCCAGGATGGAGCGCAGGAGAGTCATCGGCTGGGACAGGCTCACAGCGCCCTTGTTGGGGGTGGCGTGGGCCTTCATTTTTGCGGCTTCCCACTCCGCCAGGGCCGCGCCTGCCGCAGCACGGACCTCGGGGTGCACCTTCCCCTGCCCGGATGCCCAGTTCTTCATGACTCCGATGGCCGTGGCGATTGCCCGGGAGCGATCCATCCCGCGCTTCTCCATAAGGCTCTGGGCCACGTTTTGCACATACGGCGGGAGGCTCAACGACTTGTTTCCGAAAAGACCCGGTCCGTTCGGCTTTCCTAACGGATGCGGGGTGGTCGCTAACGCCCCAGTCTCTGCACTCATGTCCTGCGCTCCAAGGAGTTACGGCGTGTTTAGTGGAACGCGGCGAGCTTGATCGTGGTGACGGACGCGGTGACCTTCACGGTGTCGCCGGTGACGACGTACGGAAAGTCCGACGGGTCGAGGAGGTACGTGGTGGTCGCGGCGATGGTGTACGTCTTGTCCGGAACGACCAGGCCCGTGGGGAGAATGGCGTTGGACTTCACGATGAGCGTGCCACCGGCGGCGCCCCCGTCGATGAACAGCCAGGTGCGGCCGTCATTCGAGAACGTGTTCCCGGTGGTGTCCGCTGCGACGGTGGTAAAGGTGGACAGGCCACCATTGGAGGCAGAAAGGACAGTTAAGGCGGTAGCCATAGTGAGGTCTCCTTGCGCGCGTGTTTTCAGCAGGCATGCCGGATACCAAACTACCTGTTTATTCGTCAATCTGGGAGGCTAGTACCTATAGGGGAGAATTCCCGCTGAGGTGTGCCGGGAGTTCTGTGACGACCGGTTTTCCGGGGTAGGACGGAGTTGGGTAGCACCGGCAGCGCGGGTGCCGGGCGCCGGGGTGGAGTCCTTCGGGCGGGTTGTCGACGGAATAGTTTTTCCCGATGAGCCAGCGGCAGTCCGGGGTGGTGCGGTTGTCGAGGATGCCGCCCCATCCCAGGACGGGGCTGTGGCTGGTGGTGGCCATGGCTACGGAGGCTTTCGCTGCTGCGGTGCGGCGTGCTGAGGCCTCCTTGTGGGCGGCAAACAGCGTTTTTTCCCGGGCGATGGCTGCTTCCAGGTCGGGGGCTGCGGCCAGTCTCTGTGCGGCGTTGATGAGGTAGGCGGCCCGGTAGCGCATGTTCTTTTTCAGGGCGGCTGTGACGGGGCCGGATCCCTTGGCCTGTGCCTTTTTGCCTGGTTTGTACTTGATGATGGCTAGTAGGGCTAGTACTAGCTTTTTGGGGAGTTTCGCTGCAACTGAAATGGCCTTCATTGCGGTAATGAGGGGCGGACCCGCTACCAGAATGGCGACGACAGCAGCAATCTCGGCATCCTGTTGTGAAGATTCGCTTTGGGCCTTTTGCTGAGCTTGCTCCGACATGCACCCTCCCAGTAATATCCATTTTGGGTGGTTGGGTGATCGAACCCCGCCGGTTGAGCTTGGCTCCTGGCGGGGTTCGGTTTTTTATTTGCCCTTGGCGGCTGCGGCCTTTTGCTTGACCATCTGTGCAGCCTTGTTGATCTTGGCCCCGGCCTTCGCCATCTCAGCTTTTTTCTGCTGATTCGCGGCGCCTACCGCAGCTCCGGCCTGAGGACCACCCTGCGCGGCCATCTGCTTCTGGGCATCGAGACCGGCCTTCTTTGTCTCCAGCTCCAGGTCCATTCGCTGGTCGATGCGCTCTTCCAGCTGCTGGAATTCCTTGTTGACCTCATCCATGGGCATGTCAAGATAGGTGCCCATCATCTTGGTCAGCTCGGTCATGAATGCCTGCGGCACCCGGAGTTCCGTCGGCGTTGTGCCGAATCCGAGCAGCAGCGCCTTGACCGTCTCCAAGTCGCCCTCAGACAGCGGACCGAACTCAAAGGTCGGGCAAACGCCCTTCGGCCCGTAGTTGTACATCACCAGGTCGGCGATCACGTAGTTCGTGATGGACTCTGCCAGCTCCTTGGCGGTACCTGTGAGGGACTGGAGGAAGAAGTCGGACTGGTCTTTGGACAGCGCGTAGGAACCGCCGGGACTGTCCGGGAGGTTGGTGAACCCCGCGAGGACCGAGGCCGCCATCTGGTTGTCCAGGTAGTCGATGAAGTCCTTGAACAGCCCGGCCGCACCGGTGCCCAGCTCCAGGGTTTCTACCTTGATCTCATTGGAAGTGCCGAGGACACCGCCGTTTTTGACGTACCGCAGGGCCTGTGCGTACTGCTTGGCCCGAGTCTCATCCTCAGCCTGCACCACGTAGCGGCCGAGCGCGTTCGCCTCCAGGAACGTCGCCCAAAGGAACAGCACTTTCTGCTTCTTGTCGTGCAGCCAGTAGATCAGTTCCATGTCGGAGTGCCCGCGCGCGGCGTTGATGTGCTGGTTGTTCAGGTGCACCCAGGAGTACTGCGCGGGGATGTCGATCCAGATGTCCGGCCAGATCTCACCGCCCACAGCTACGGGGCGCTGCCGGAACCCCCGGAAAGCCCCTGTCTTCGGGTCGCGGGCGATGGCTGTCGTCGGGGAGGGCCGGAACGCGAGGCGCTCGTAGACGATCTTGCCGTCCCGTTCGGTGAAGACCTTCTCGAAACAGGCTTTCCGGTTCGTGCGCGCGGACAGTGCCTGGGCGATGAGCAGCCGCATCGGGGTCTTCATACCCCCCTGGTTGGCGGGCTTGGTCAGCGCGGCCTGTACGAAGGCGGCCTCTCCGCTGTCTCCGGGACCCGGAAGGATTTTCCACGGGGCGGAGCGGATGGGCAGGGTGAGCACCTGCTGAATGGTGCGGGCCTTGCCGTCCCGGCTGAGCATTTCATCGAACGAGAGGCTTTCGAATTCATTCTCGTCGAGGAGGATGCGTCCGGGTATGCCGGACCACGATGCGGCGAGGGAGTCGGCCCAGGTGTAGAGGCTGCCTTCTTCGGCGTCCAGGATTACATCAGGGGCGCCGTTGACGGTCTTGGTCAGGGGTTTGTTCAGGTAGTCCGAGGCATAATTGGCAAGCGCGCTGCCCGCAGGCAGGTCGCTGCCATTTAACTGCTCATCCGCCACGGTGCTCCCCTAGTCTATGCATCTGTCCGGCTTATGCTAACATTCAGGATTTTCGCCTTACCAGCCTGAGAGTTCCATATCCGAGGCCGTATCCCACTTTTCCACCACGGCCTCTGAATCATCGTTGCCGATGTAGCGTTCCTCGGAAGCCTTCCAGGCGTTGTCCTTCAATTCCTCAGGGCCCGGTACCGCAGAAGGCAGCCAGAACGCCTGAATCACGGCGTCTGCCCGGTCGGTCGACCGCCCCAGCCGGGTTCTGATGTCTTCCTTCTTCTCGATTTTGTACTTCGGGGTACCGGGCTGTGTGTCGAACCGGGGGCAGGTCAGTTCCGCAAGCAGCTTGTCGTCCCGGGGGAACGCGGCAACAGCGCCGCCCTTACGGGCCGGGTTCAGAATCTCGCGCAGGTTCCACCAGGCCGCCGCCCTGTCGTTGATGAACGACATTTTCTGGGTGGTGTCCTTGCGACCGCTGTTGGCCGCCGCGATGAACGCGTACGTGTCCTGGGAGTCCCGGCGCAGCTTGGCCACGACACCGGAGCCGACGCCGATACCGTCCACGATGTACTTGGCGTTCGTCGGGGCCCCGTGCTTGGCCGCGATCACCTGGAGGTCGTCTGCGGTGGTCAGCGGGTCCTTGGAGGGGAACGCGATCAGTTCACGGATCACCTCGCCCTGCCGGATCGCGGCGACTGTCTCATCCTCGCCGCCGTCGGAGATGTCCGCACCGATGACGATCTCGCCGATCTGCTGGGCGCGCGGTTCGATCAGGCACACGGGTTCTTCGGTGTCCGGGTCGATGATGTAGGTCCCGTCCCGCCATTTCTCCCACCGGGCCATGGCGGCTTCTGCCCAGGCCAGCGGGATAACGCCCTCGGAGGACGTTTCGGGGAACTCGGCCCGCACTTTGGACTTGAACAGGCTGGAGTCTTTGCCCCAGCCCACCATGGATTCATAGACCCAGGTCGGGCCCACCAGCGTCTTCTGGAGCGTCGGGGAGACCTCTTCGGTGGCGAAGGGGATCCCTTCCTCCTTCATGTACTCCACCAGGCGGGGGTACCGGGAGCAGGCCTCTTCGGTCATCAGCGGGGACCGCAGGGCGTCGATGCGGATCTTGTTCCATTTCTCGCCTAGCGGGGACTCAGGGGAGCACACCTGCCGGAAGTGTGACGCGGGGTCGGTGGGGTTCCCGATGGCGAGGACCCGGGACGACTCGTTGGTGACGAGGGAGTCCACGGCGTCCCAGATGGACCGGTCGACGCCGCACGCTTCGTCGATGACAACGAGGATCTTTTCGGCGTGGAAACCCTGGAAGGCCGAGTCTTCCTTGTCCGGCGGCTTCTGCCCGATGCCGACTAGTTCACCGTTGATTTTCCAGGACGGGATCGGCGAGGAGAGGATCTGGCCGGGGATGGTGAATCCGCGCTCTTTGGCGAGGTTGTGGGCGCGCTGGATATAGCGCCAGAGGATGGAGGCCACCTGACGGGCGGTGGGCGCCGTGGTGACGAGGAAGACTTCTTCCATGGGTGTGGTGGCGATCCACCAGGC